TGCGGCGCTTGGTAGCAGCGCGGGGCGATCCGATGACCAGGCCGCTGAAACCGCAGGACTCGGGAGTGGGGATACACTCCGTCGCAAACAGGCCCAACACGAAAAGGTCAAGGCTTCACCGCTTGCGGAAGAGCTGCTAGGACACCTTGAGGCGGGGGCCATCACCCTCGCGCAGGCGGTGAAGCGGATTGACGAAGCGGATGAGGAACGGCAAAAAGCGGTGAAAGAACGAGAGGAGGCGCGCGAGAAAACGAAACGAGAAACGGAGCGGCGCAAGGAGGCGGAACGTGATCTCAATACGATGGTCGAGAATCGTGATCAGGTGTATCAGGAGCTAACGGAAAAACTCGAAGCTGCCGAGACAGAGAACGGGGGTGTACGCGAGGTCGCGCGGCGCGAAGCGTGGGCGGATATCTTCTCCCTCGCGAAGGCACAGGCCGAGAAGCAAGACCTCTCTCTTTCGATGTCAGAACTCTCACAGATCGCGTATCGACTCGATCCTGAAATCGCGGAAATCTTTTCGGAACGGCAGCCATCCCCAGAGGCGCACAAAGCCATTGCCAGCATCATCGGTGATCCGCTTAAATCCCGCGTTGGTGATGCGATTGAGACACGAACTCACGCCCGCATTACCCTGCGTCCCATCGAGGATTTGCGCCATGCGGTGTACAACCTCAGTAAGGTAACCCCGCATGATGCGCACGAGGCATGGGGCAATACCGAGCATCGCGACGCGTTAGAGACAGTACTCGAAGGCACCCTTAGCGCAATAAGCGCCTTTACCGCCGAGGTCAGGTCGGCTGGGGCGACGACGCTAAAACTTGTGAAATAGAAAGGACACCATCATGAAGCAGGACCGGCTTACGACAATCGAGAAGAGAAAATGGCTGCCGATTCGTGACAGCATTATTGAAAAATGCGGACTCTATGCCCAACATGTGACGGGTCGCGACGGACTCTTCCTCGCACGACCCGACGTTATTCAGGACGGCGCGCGCAAACTGGCGCGCATCAAAGACTGGGACGAGGGAGGTATCCTCGTCCCGGATCATTTACGGCGCATCGAAAGCACGATTTGGAGTGACCATATTCTGGACGCTGTTGCGGATCGTTTCCTCTATCGCCGCCCTAGTGGGGAGGTAGAGAAGACAACAGGGAGCGTGCCGCTATGGGTTGTCTTCAGCCATGACAATGAACCCCTTGGCTGGTGCGTGCCACAGCCGCGGCGGGATGGTATGCCGGCAACGATCTGGATTCTCCGTGGTCGGGATAATGTTGGCATCGCCGCTGAGCACCTGACCCGGCGAGCGAAAACGAGTCGTCCGCAGCCTGATACATTCTTCGGACAGGTGTGGAGCGCAAAATCGCGAGAGTTGATGTACGACGGACGGATGACGATTCGTCGTGTCTACTTCATTGCCAAGTTCTCTGACCTCGAGCCTGGCGAGCTTGGCCTCGATATCGACCGCCGGGTTGCCGAGTCTCGCGGCCTGGACAACGCGGCGATGGTGCGCCTTACCTATCAAGAGTACGTGACATCCCATGAAGACGCCGTTCGTGACGGAGATATGGTGACGCTTCATAGCATCGCCATCGCCCAGGGGCGCGACATACGCTCCTTGGAGGAAGAAATCCTGGCCGACCTCTTCGGTGATGGGCGCGCGGCGTAATACCAGAGCGTAGGGCTATGCCAGATGGAAGCGGCCTTTCCCAGCTTCGGCTAGCGGTATGGGTGAGGTGAGGATCGAGCAATCGAGACCGGCGCTGGGAACTGGCGAACAAACCAAACGTCGGAGCGGGGCGGTTTTTATGCGGGCTTCCATGCGGGGGTTCTGGCCGCCTCGCTTTCGACATCGCACGGACGGAACAGGAGTATTCATGCAACGCTACGGACGACGCGCAATCGCGATGCTGCTCGCGGGCTGCGGACTCTCGGCGCTGATCAGGCCAACGCGCGCGCATGGAGAGGACTACGTTGCCGGCCAGTCGGCAGGACTGCGCCGATGACATGTGCTCATTGCGGTGCGATGTTTGAGCGCGTGGGCGTGGCGAGGTATTGCTCCTCGTCGTGTCGATACGCAACAAGAACCCGCCCTATCCGAGATAGGTTCTGGGAGAAGGTTGACGATTCAGGTGGTGATGAGGCGTGTTGGCCATGGACCGGAAACTGCCTACCGTTTGGGCATGGCTATCTCAGAGAGGGACATTCAGGGATGCGGTACGCCCATCGACTGGCGTGGGAGATGGCGAATGGGGCCATCCCGCAAGGGCTGTCTATTTGTCACCACTGCGATAATCCCTCATGCGTCAACCCTCAACATTTATTTTCCGGGAGTCAGGCCGAAAATCTCCGGGATATGAGAGGAAAAGGGCGAGGGTTTCAGGTTCAGTCAAGATATAGGTCGGAGAACGCCACCGCCAAGTTGAACGAAGATCAAGTTGCGTTGATCCGAGACGCTTATAAGGAGGGAGTGACGCAGGTTCAGCTTGCCGCGATATACGGCGTTAATCAATCCACGATTAGCATCATTGCGCTAAGAAAGGGATGGAAGCACGTATGAACCGACGGGGCATTATTTCCGCAGCCTTAGTCCTTTTTTCGACTATCGCCTCGCTCACCATATCGCATATCCACGCGCACGGGGAAGATTTTACCGCGGCGATATACGACGCCTGCGCACGCTACGGCTGTAACGGCGACCAATTGGTGCGGGTCGCTGCGTGCGAAAGTGGATTCGATCCCTATGCTGTCGGACCCGGAGGCGAGCGCGGACTGTTCCAATTTCATCCCAATGGCGAGTGGTCGTACGCGGCATGGTACGGACCCTACGAGCAGATCGAGCTGGCGGCCCAACTGTTTTCTCAGGGCCGATCGGATGGGTGGGTATGTCAATAAATACAACAGAAGCTCTTGTCGCATTCGGAACCCTCTATGAAGTTCCATCTGCCACGCTCGATGCGGCCATCGCCGTGTTGCGCAATCCGGGCGACTGGATCGAGGAGCATGAGACGTTCGTAAGCTACACCGTCGACGGTCACCCGTGCGGGTGCGCGATTGGCAAGCTCTTCTGCGACGGCGTAACCGAGGACGATATATCCGATTCGTTTTGGGGCGCACTGGAGAATTACTACGAGGGCTGGTACGACGGGGATGCTCTGCGTCCCTACGATGACATGACGCCATCCTACAAGGACGCGCGGCACACGTTCGAGGAAACTGCGGACTGGATTGAAGGACTGCGCATCGCGGCGCGACAACACGAGGGGCGCATGTCTCTTACCTCGCACATTGGCATTGGGATGCGCTAGAATATCCAGACCATAAAAGAAGATCCGGCCGTTGAGCAGACGGCCGGATCAATGGGCGCCGCACCTTGAAGTAAGCAAGGTTAGCAACATGAAGTATCGCACATCACCCCCAGAACTCTCAACCGAACGGTTATTTTCCGCGCGTGACTACGCATGATCCCTCCTCGGGTGACTAAGCGTGCATTTCTGCGCGCCAACCGCATAGCGGCATGGGAGGCGAGCGGCGGGGTGTGCGCCTATTGCGGCCATGCGACGCCGGACGACCTGCGCACGATAGACCACGTGATGCCGCTGAGTCTGGGCGGCGAGCGCTCTCGTCGCAATACCGTGCCATCCTGCCGGACCTGTAACCAGCGCAAAGCCAACCTGACACTCGAGCAGTTTCGCGATGCTGAGATGTACCGCACATGGGCGCTCCGTGGGCGGTTTTTGTTTTTCTTCGAGAAGGAGAATTGGTCATGAGCATTGCCGCATTGTCCGCCGTTTGGGAGCACTCGACCCAGAAGGGAGGGGCGCTCCTCGTTATGCTAGCGCTCGCGGATTACGCCCACAAGGATGGATCAAACGCCTACCCCACCGTCGAGACACTCGCCGGTAAGGCACGGATGAGTGAGCGAAACGCCCGTTACATCTTGCGCGAATTGGAGGATGCCGGGGAGATTATTGCCGAGGGGAAGCACCCCAGCGGAACGACGATCTACCGCATCAAACTCCCCATTCCCCAGGGGGCAATATTTGCCCCGGCAGAAATTGCAGGGGGCAATATGGCGCAGGAGGGGGGGGCAAAACAGCGCATGCTAGGGGGGCAATGGGTTGCCCCCAAACCGTCAGTAACCGTCAAAGAACCGTTAGATATACCAACTCTCTCTGCCACGACGAAAAAAGCGCCCCCAAATCGCAAGACGACGCTGCCGGAGAATTGGCAACCCGATGACGGTTTCTACCTCTGGGCGGAAACAAAACACTTTACGGACGCGGACATAGAGTCAGAGCTTGAGCAATTTAAAAACTCGGCGCTGGCGCATCGACGCATGTATGCCGATTGGACGGCGGCGTTTCGGAACTGGATGACGAGTGACTTCCGCAAGCGCCCTACGTACACCCCACGCAAGGTTGGCAATGATTGGAATATGCCGGGGTATGACGCGGACGGGCGTCCGAAGCTCGTGCTCTAGGGCACGGCGATGAACACGCGCACATTCGTGGATTTCGGAATTGACGTGCCATCGGGGGCGCACGGTGAAAAGGATGTCCTGTGCCCCCAGTGTTCACACACCAGGAAGAAGAAGACCGATAAATGCCTGAGCGTCAATGTCGATAAAGGCTCATGGCTTTGTATGCATTGTGGGTGGTCCGGCGGTCTCGGGGGGCACGACCCGAACGCGTACGGCGCGCCCCTTACGAAGACATACACCGCGCCGGTGGTGCGCGAGGTGGCTCCGCTTTCGGACGTGGCACGCGATTGGTTTACGAAACGGGGTATCCCCGACTGGGTGCTGGAGGATGCCGGCATCACCGATGGTCCTGAGTTCTGCCCGGGCCTGGAGAAGCGCGTGAATGCCCTGCGCTTTCCCTACCACCGGCAGGGCGATATCGTGCACTACAAATTCCGTGGCCCGGGCAAGACGTTCTGGACGACACCGAATTCCGAGCGCATCCTCTACGGCCTGGATGATGTCGTCGGTGCTGAAACACTGGCCATCACCGAGGGTGAAGTCGATAAACTCACTATCGATGCCGTGCAGGGCTGGCCGTGCGTCTCGGTGCCGGATGGCGCGCCAAGTGCAGACGCCAAGCACTACGCCAGTAAGTTCTCATTCCTCGACGATCCTACGACTGAGGCGATCCTAGGGGCGGCAAAGACCATCGTCCTGGCTGTGGATATGGACGCCCCGGGTAACAAACTGGCCGACGAACTGGCACGCCGACTCGGGTACAAGCGCTGTCGTCGCGTGCGTTGGCCGGACGGGTGTAAGGACGCCAACGAGACGCTCACGAAACTCGGAGCCTCGGCGGTGCAGCAGGCCCTCGCTGCTGCCGCGCCCTGGCCGGTGACCGGCATCGTGACCATTAATGAGCTCTCCGACGATATCGATGCGCTCTACCGCGATGGCCTCGACCGTGGGGTCGATGCTGGGTGGCCGAGTTTCGATGCGCTCTGCCGCTCCCGGCAGGGACTCCTGACCATCGTGACCGGTATTCCCAGCCACGGAAAAAGTCTCTTCCTCGACAATCTCATGGTGCGTCTCATCGAACGCCACGATTGGCCGTTCGCAATCTGTAGCCCGGAGAACCAACCGCTGGCGCGGCACTTCGCGAATATCGCCGCCATTCGGATGGGTAAGCCGTTTAGCGATGGCCCGACGGCGCGGATGTCGCCACGGGAACTCGATACCGCTAAGGCCTGGGCGCGCGAGCGCATTAGCTTTGTCCTCCCGGACGAACCGGTGCTGGAGCGCATCCTGGACCTGGTGGACGTGCAGGTCTACCGGCAGGGTATTCGCGGATTGATTGTTGACCCGTGGAACGAGCTCAGTCACAACCGTCCTTCGGGGGTGAACATCACGGACTTCGCAAGTGACTTCCTGCGCGAGTTGCGAAACTTCGCACGCTCGCGGACGGTGGCCGTTTGGCTGGTGGCGCACCCAACGAAGCTCAGGAAGGGGGAGGATGGAAAATACCCAGTGCCGACGATGTATGACATCTCCGATTCGGCCCATTTCTACGCGAAGGCGGACGTGGGATTCGCGGTGCATCGCGACCCAACTGACCAGCACGGTCTGACGAGCGTGCACATCCAGAAGATTCGCTTTCGCGAGACGGGCCGCGTTGGTGTGGCGCAGTTTCGTTACGACGATATCACCGGCCAATTGCGCGAGGATGTCTCGGCGTCAAGCAATGGGCGCGTGCGCGAGAACGCAGGGATTGGAGTCTTTGCATGAACGCATTACAGGGTGCGATGGAATGGCAAACCGGAACGGCGGACACAGGCGCGTCGATCGAACGTATGCCGGCGCCAGCATTTCCAGCCGTTGACGAAACGATCTACGTGGAGGTGCTTGCGGCGGCGATTACGAGCCCGACGACGGCGACGGTGCAGGTTCTGGTCAAGGGATTCTTCACGCGTCCCGGGAATCGGGTGGATATTGCGCCGGTGATGATTCACGCGACCATCCCGGCAGTAGTGCTGCCGCGGTAGGGCTCTCGATTCAGGAAAGGATACGGTTATGCCTCCATCCGACGATACCATCCTAGAGTTCGTGCGCGTGTTCATTCTCGAACACGGCTACTCCCCAACGATCCGCGAGATTCGCGACAGCCTGCTCGTTAGTTCCACCAGTGTTGTGGCGTATCGTTTGCAAAAACTAGAGGCGCGGGGGCTGTTGTATCACGAGTCCGGTATGGCGCGGACGCTGTCCGTTGGGGGCAAGCGATGACGTGGGATGAATGGGTACAGGAGGTGGTCTGTGGGTAAGGGGAGAATCTATGCCATCATCGATCCGCGCGGGACGACAACCCCTCGCATCCGTTCGGTGACCCGCCGCGTGAAAACACCACCACTTCGGGACTGGCATGACGAGGACCGCGAGTTCGCGCGGGCATTTGAGTCAATGACTGCAGAGCAACAACGCCTCGTGCGTCTTGTTGGGGAGGGGCAGACTGTCGTTCAGTTAGCAGAGCAACTCTTTATCTCCCCACAGACGGTGAAGGGGCGCCTAGTGGCTGTGAATCATATCTTGGCGGGCGATGACCTCGTGCGCAAAAAGCGGATCGTGTACCTCGTCGGACGGTATGACGCGCAGTGGGAGCAGCGCCGATGAGCACGGCGATCCACGAACATTGGCAGGATACCGAGGTTCCAAAAACCCACCGGTCGAATCCGCGCGCGAGCGCCAAACTCGGGGCCGTCCTGTCCCGGCACCGGACGGCGCGAGGACTGTCACAAAAAAAACTGGCCGCCGCGTCGCGTGTCGACCGTACGTATATCGGGCGGGTGGAGTCTGGTGAGCGCGGCCTGGGCCTCGTGGCGCTCGCGCGACTGGCGGATGTCCTCGGCGTCGACTTCGCGCTGGAAGTGCTCGCGGAACTACTGCGAGACAGTGAGGATGTGCACGCCTGGCTCACCGCGAGTGGGGGAGTCGCGCGGTCTGGAGTATTGGGGGGGTTGTGAGCGTTCATATCATCACCGGCGACTGCCGGGACGTACTCGCTACACTCGATACGGGCAGTGTGCAAACCTGTATCACGAGTCCCCCGTATTTCGGCTTGCGGAGCTATTTAGACAGGGGCGATCCCGAGAAGGTGCGCGAACTCGGCGCCGAGCAAACCGTCGATGCCTACGTGGCCAATCTGGTTGCCGTCTTTCGCGGCGTATGGCGGGTGCTGCGTGACGACGGTACGCTCTGGTTAAATCTGGGAAGTAGTTTTCAAGGCAAGCAGGAGCTTGGCATTCCCTGGCGCGTGGCGTTCGCTCTCCAAGAGGACGGGTATTACCTCAGGAGTGACATCATCTGGCATAAGCCGAATTCTATGCCGGAAAACGTGCGGGACAGGCCAACGAAGGCGCATGAGTACATCTTCCTACTGACGAAGCAGCCGCGGTACTTCTTCGATGCGGATGCGGTGAAAGAAGCGGGCGTTGAGTCTAAACATCAGCGGAGTGCCCGTATCGGAGGCGCGAACGGGCACACCATTCGCCATAGCGAAGGCGGCATGATTGGCGTGAGCGCGACCCGAAATATCCGCTCGGTCTGGACTATCGCCACACATCCCTACGCGGGGGCCCACTTCGCAGCCTTTCCCCCAGCGCTGGTTGAGCCATGCGTGAAGGCAGGCACGAGTGAGAAGGGCGCGTGTTCCGCGTGCGGTGCGCCGTGGGTGCGGGTGGTTGAACGAGATTTACGGGAAGGCGCTAGGCGTGAACTAGGTCGCGGCATTTCTTTGGCCGATAGCGGGCTCATGCCGGGCAAAGATAACGGACAGTACGACCATCACGGCGACGGGCTCCACCTCTACACGAACCGCACGACCGGATGGCAACCAGGTTGTCTTTGCAATGAGAGCTATCCGATACCATGCGTGGTCCTTGATCCCTTCGCCGGTGCGGGAACCGTCGGCCTCGTCGCAGATCGGTTGGGGCGCGATGCGGTGCTGGTCGAGGTGAATGAAGCCTACGCCGCGATGGCCCGGAAGAGAATATCGGGAGAGGCGCCAATGTTCGTGGAGGTCGTTTAATGGCGTTACCTATTTACACCTCGCGGTGAAGCGGTGGGAGTTCGCGGCCGAGGAGCACGCGATCCTCTAACGCGGTGAGCGCGAGGTGCAACATTCCCACGCGCTCCTTGACGCCCTCGCGCTCCCAGCGGTGCAGGGTGATCCGTGTCACGTTGAGGCACCCTGCCAGTTGCATGACACTCATGCCCAGCGCCATGCGCCGCCGCTTAATCTCGCTGCCGTCCATTGATTCCCTCCTGCCGATTGACGCTAGGATACATCATTTTGAGTAGTGTTGATATTTATGGCCTAAGCCCCTTGACATCTATGTATCCTAGTGTTACTCTAGGAATGTAGGAAGTGGTCTACCGGACACGAAGAAGGAGCATCCCATGAGAACGAGAAACGCCGCGATCACTTGTACGATGTGCGGGGAGGTTGCGACGGACGTGATCGACGGAATCTGCCAGACCTGCCTCCACGAAGAGTTTGACGCGGCCTCTAGCATCACCACGCAATCACTTGCCGCACAGTACGCGGAGTTCGGTGTCATCGAGAATGGGGCGCGCGTGTTTCCTGAGGCTCACGAAACACCAGAGGCCACCTGCCATGGATGCCGGCGCTCATTCCCGGTTGAGCACCTCTCGGAAAGTGTGACCGACTTCGGGCTCGTCTCGCTCTGCCCAAACTGCGCGGATGACTCGCAAGGACGCCAGTGGGAATCGTTCTGGACGAAGGTGCAGCGCGAATACAAGAACGTCTGCGCCGAACTGGACGGGGCTCTCGTCGCCGCGCCGCACGAGCGGGCATCATGATGACAGACCATGATCGCCAGGTGAGGCTCCTGGCCACGGCGGATGGCTTCGCCAATGCGGGCATGACGCGAGAGGCATTCGAGGCGTACTGCGCTGCGGGAGAGTATCGGTTCACGGATGAGGATATCGTGGTGATTGGGGATCGATTGGACTACGGCAACGGCGTTGATCTCCTCAACGACAGGAGCGATGAGTGGACATGAAAACCGTATGGGTGGTGGAGTTTTGTCAGCACTGCGATCCAACCGGCCACCAATGGGGGTGTGAGACGGGGGCGATCTTCACGACCGAGGCTGCCGCCCGGGCATTTATTGCTCGGTACGAGGATGAGTACCGCGAGGACAATTCGGGATCGTGTTTTCGGGTTCTGGACTATGACGTGCTGACTGAGCTTGCGGGAGGATGACGAATCATGAGTGCCCCGGATGCGGAGAGAGACTTTGCACGCCTCGTGGAGATGGCGGCAGAGGCGAAAGAAGAGGCGGAGCTTACTGCCACGAAAGCACAGGCGCGGCTGTGGGACGTATGGGTCGCCTCCGAAAAAACCTTATCGTTGCGGCAGGTGCATGACCTGATCGCGGAGGCCCGGGCCGCGCGCACGCGTAATCCTTCGTGAGAACATTCACGCGGCGCGGCGCCATCCTTGCCGCCCTCGTAGCGGCAACTGGGCAGCGCATCACTACTGCCTACCAGGGGCCGGCTCGGTGGGAACTCAAGACCATCGCGGTAACGTATGTGGGTCCTGACGAGTACTACAACTACGTCGAGCATGCCGCGCGGGTATGGTCTGCCGTGCGCTACGCCCCCACCTTTACCACCAGGAACGGGGCGCAGAAGAAGTGCAATGCGGATCAACCGCAGCATGGCGAGGTGATTGTGTGCACGCAACAGATCGAGAACTTCGCTGGGCAGACGACGACATGGGAGAACGAACGCAGGGAGATCGTATCCGGGAAGATCATCTTTGCCGCGCTCAATGAATCGGGCTACAGCTCCGCTTTTCAGATCGAGACAATGGTGCATGAGTTCGGGCATGTCCTGGGATTGCCTCACGACCGGCGAGAGAACTCCATCATGAATTCCCCCGGCTTTCGAGGACTCACTACGCCACTCGCGCATGACAGGAAGAGGATCGCGGATCGGTACGGCCCGCGTGACAAGACGCATCGTGGAGGGAGGCGCTCATGGATAGGCAGGCAGTCATTATTGTCATTCCCTGTACCCCACCCCGAGAAACGAGCCCGAACTGGCATGGTCATTGGCGGGCACGGGCGAAGGCGGTCAAGATGCTACGGGATGTGGCAGGGTGGGCCGCTATATGCTACCTGAACGCAAGTGGGGGAGCGCCGCGCGGTGAAGAAATAGCACAAATGAGCGCGGTGGTGCTGGACATAGAAATATCATGGGAGAAGGGTCGTAAGCGCGTTGACTCTGACAATGCTATAGGGATGTGCAAAGCGGCGAGGGATGGGATCGCAGATGTCCTGTGGGAAGGCAGGGATAGTCACGTGACGATTGGGGAGGTACGGCAGACACGAGGGGAAGAAACAACAACGTTTATTCTGCGCTCGTTGCCATCCCCTGCATCATCGTAACAGTGCTACGATATTGCCACGATACGGACGAGAGGCGTCCGATCCGCGCGGTATTGCATAGGCTGCATTCCACCCATGCCACCAACACATCAATCGCGGAACAAGATCGATCGTCAACTGCGCGTCGCTGAGTTGCGGCTACGCGGCTACGGCGATCAGTACCGTATTGCCGCCATGCTGGGCGTCGCGCAACCCACGATCTGCCGCGATATGAAGGAACTAGACGCGCGGTTCCGCGCTGCGGCCCTGCAGGACATCATCACCGCCATTGGCATTGACCTAGAGCGCATAGAGAAAATCATCACAGTGGTGTTCCCTCTCGCTATGGCTGGCGATCTGATCGCGGTCAAGCGCATTGAAGGACTTCTCGCCGCGCGCGCCAAACTGCTGGGACTCAACGCGCCTATCCGGGCGGAAGCTGTCGTGCGCCATGTCGCCGCGCGCCCAGACCTCTCCGCGTTGTCTGATGATGACCTGGAGTTCCTGTCCGCGTTGAGTGAGAAGGTGGCGATTGGGGAGGTAAGCGGGTGAGCGTTGCGCTCCATCACGGGGACTGCCGGGACGTTATGGCGGCGATGGAGCCGAACTCGATTGATGCTATTGTCACCGATCCGCCATATGATCTCACCAATCGCGTACCCGACGTGAAGAAGTGCCGAGTATGCGACCGCGTGATTGGAGGAAGTGACGGGAAGCCCCCGGCATGCCCCCGCTGTGGGGGAGAGTTGTATAACCAACGCACCCAAGCTAAGGGCGGCGGCTTCATGGGCAAGGATTGGGATGCAACCGGCATCGCCTTCAATCCCGAGACGTGGGCGGCGGCGTACCGCGTCTTGAACCCGGTGGGCATTTATTGGCATTCTCCGGTACTCGAACCAGTCACCGTATGGTGTGCGCCATCGAGGATGCGGGGTTCGAGATCAGGGATTCGCTCATCTGGATGTACGGTTCGGGAATGCCAAAAAGCTTGAATGTAAGCAAGGCGCTCGACAAGGCGGCGGGGGCAGAGCGGGAGATTGTCGGCGTCAACCCCAACACGCGGCCCAATAGTGCGGGAATGAAAAGCAACGCATTGGAGAGCAAGTGGTCAGGGACGAGCCTAAGCGCCCCAACCACCGACCTCGCCCGCCAGTGGGATGGTTGGGGGACTGCGCTCAAGCCCGCCCATGAACCGATCTGCCTAGCCCGCAAGCCCCTTATTGGCACGGTGGTTCACAACGTAGAGGCACATGGGACAGGGGCGCTGAATATCAACGGGTGTCGGATCGATGGCATTCCGTCGAGCAAGCCCCAGCCGGCATTCAATAGCCCCACCCGGAACGTCTACGGATTCCAAACCGGGGAGGGACGAAACGGAGGAATGTCGCAGGTAACGCAAGGAAGGTGGCCGAGTAACATCAGCCTCGGTTGCGCGTGCGACGGTGATGAACATGATGTAGAGTGCGCGGTGGCGATGCTGGATGCTCAGATAGGGCATCGCAGAAGTAGCGGCATCTATACACCAGTTGACCACGGCGACAACGGGAACGAGACGGTAACGAACTTTGGGGGGCGTGGGGTTCAGGCGAGTATGTACTCCGACTCCGGCGGACCCTCGAGATTTTTCTACTGCGCTAAGGCGTCACGTGCTGAGCGGAATGCGGGGCTGGAGGGGATGGACGAGCGCGTGGCGTCTGTTGGAAACCTCGAAGCGGCCGGCCGCGATGCCAGTAATCCATTGAACTACCGAGGGGGACAACGAGCGCGTGTTGAGCGCGGCGATACGCCATCCATTCCTCGAGCCAATCATCACCCCACCGTGAAGCCCATCGCCCTGATGCGGTACCTCGTGCGCCTTGTTACGCCACCGGACGGCACGGTCCTTGACCCGTTCATGGGCAGCGGCAGTACGGGATGTGCAGTGGTGATGGAGGGATTCAACTTCATTGGCATTGAACAAGATGCCGAATATATCGCCATTGCCGAACAGCGGATAGCTCATTACACCGGTAAGCGTGAGACTGACTGGGGACCACTCTTCGCGGGCGTGGAGGTGACGAGTTAGTGACAGTAAATGGGACCGTCTGGCAGAATCGCATTGTTGGCTACGGCGAAGAAGATCCCGCACAACTCGTAGCGAATCCTCGCAACGTTCGTATTCATCCCAGGGAGCAACAGGACGCCCTCTCTGGCGTCCTAGAGAGTGTCGGCGTAGTCCAGAACGTGTTAGTCAATCAATCCACTAACACGCTGGTGGATGGCCACATGCGCGTCATGTTGGCCATGCGCGCTGGGCAGCCAACTATCCCGGTAACGTACGTGAACCTCACCCCCCAAGAAGAGGCGCTTATCCTGGCGTCCTTCGATCCCATTTCTGCGATGGCCGCCACGGATGATGAGCTTCTTGCTGAGCTCTTAGCTGAGATCGATACCGATAACCTCGCGGTGCGTGCGTTCCTGTCCGATCTCGCCGAGGATCGTGGTATTGATGCACCTGAATTTACGTTGTCCAATCTGCAGGATCGGGGAGATTTTGATAAGAAACCGCTTACCACCTGCCCCCAATGTGGGCATGCCTTCTAATGGTCGCCCAGAACGCGGAGATGATCCGCGCGGCTCCTACCACACTGGCGGAGCGCCGGATGCGCTTCTTCGTACGCGATGCCTGGCCGGTGGTAGAGCCCGCCGTCGAGTTTCAACCCAACTGGCATATTGATGCGATCTGCGCGCACCTCGAAGCCGTAGCCGCTGGGCAAATACGTAACCTTTTGATCACCATGCCACCGCGCACATTGAAGAGTCTGACCGTGAGCGTCTTCTTCCCAGCCTGGCGCTGGATCACTGCTCCTGGTGAGCGCTTCCTCTACGCGTCCTACTCCTCTGACCTCGCCACGGATCATAGCCTGGCCACTCGGCGCGTGATCGAGTCGGACTGGTATCAGGATCGCTGGGGAGATCGGGTGGTCATGGCGCAAGACCAGAACCTCAAGACGCGATTCGAGAATACCGAACGTGGGGCACGCGTGGCCACGAGCGTAGGGGGAACGGTTACCGGAAAGGGCGGTGACTATGTTATTGTCGATGACCCCTTATCTGCCGCTGATGCGAGTTCGGACGCGGCGCTCGCATCGGTTGTCCGTTGGTATGACCAGGTGCTCTCTACCCGGCTCAATGATCCGAAGACCGGCGCGCGCATCGTCGTTATGCAACGGCTGCACGAACTCGATCTGGCTGGGCACATCTTGGAGCAGGGCGGATATACGCATCTGAACCTGCCGATGGAATACGAGCCTGACGCGGTGCAGTGGACGGGATTCGGCGATCCTGATCCACGGACCGAGGCCGGGCAACTCTTAGCCCCGGAGCGCATTGGTCCGAAAGAGGTCGCGGACTTTAAGGTACGGCTGGGCTCTCGCGGCTATGCGGGACAGTATCAACAACGACCCTCGCCGGCCGAAGGCGCGATCCTCAAGCGCGAATGGTGGCGTTATTGGCGCGGACCACTGCCCGAATTTGAGTGGATTGTGCAGAGTTGGGACACGGCGTTCAAGACAGGTCGCGAGAATGACTTCTCCGCCTGCATCACCCTTGGTGTGTCTGGCGGCGCGTTCTACGTGCTGGACCGATGGCACGACCGCGTCGAGTTCCCGGAATTGGAGCGCGCGGTGATCGCCCAACATGCCAAGTGGCTACCCGATGAGATTCTGGTCGAGGATGCCGCATCGGGGCAGTCATTGATTCAGCAGTTGCAACGCGAGGATGGCGGGGTTGTGCTCCCTATCGTGCCGTTCAAACCAGACCGCGACAAGATCGCGCGGGTCAATGCGGTAAGTCCCTACGTCGAGGGGGGACGTGTGCACCTTCCGGCGGATGTGATATGGCGTGATGATTTCATCGAAGAGACGGCGGTCTTCCCTGCGGGGGCGCATGATGACCAGGTCGACGCTTTTACGATGGCTATGATTCGGATGGCGGCGCGCGAGAACGCGATACGCCCTATCGACCCCGTGTTGCTCGCCGCGTTCGCTGGGCTGCCGGGCTAGCGCATGGCCTCGCCCCTATATACGGTATCATCGGCGCAGAGATAGAGCATCCTGGCGCGCGTCTAGCGAGAGGTAAGTACATGATGAGGCAGCACCCGTGGCCTTTCTGGAGCGGTTGAGGATGGCTGGATCGGCCGCGCTGAACGCATATCGAAGTTACGGCTCGGCTCTCGCGCTTTCTGATGAGGATCGGTACGCGCTTCTTGAGGCCATGTGGATGGGCACGTGGCGGAACGATCCTCGTATTCGGCAGTGGCGCGGTGGACAACCCGCACTATATCGCAATACCGTCCAGCTCTGGCGTCAACTCTCCGCCGTCGTCAACCTCTACGCCCAATTCGTCTACATTGGCGATCTCTCTACGAACGGACAGTTGCTCCCCGACGGATCGCGCGGGGCCATTCCCATTGACCCCCAGACGGGGGACGACGCGGCAGATGAGCAGATGCTCGTCGCGTTCGGGCAACTCTTCACGATCTGGCAATACCGCCAATACATGAGTCTCCCGCCCAAGACGTGCGCCATCCTCGGAGATTGCCTGACGGAACTCGTTGACGATTATCCGCGCGGCATCGTTCTGCCGAACACCATCGATCCGCGCTATATCATGGACTTGGAGCTAGACCATGTGGGGAACGTCAAGGCGTACGCCGTGGAGTATCATGTTTCGATCCCCGAGAGCACCGCGTTCGGCATGGTCCAAAAGGCTGATGCCTATACATTCCGCAAAGAGGTCACGAGCGATGGGTTCTGGTTTTACCGCGATGACAAGCCCTATGACTACACCACGGACACGCCGAATGGCAGCGGCGCGTTCCAGGACAACCCGTATGGGTTCTGCCCGGCCATTTGGGACCGTCACGAAATCGTGGTGGGGCGCGACCGCGGCATATCCGCCACGGAGAAGACGCTGACCCAAACCATGCATCTAAATAGCGTCCTTAGTCATGCGATGGACTTCCAACAGAAAAAATTTGCGGCACCCATCGGCTATACCGGGGGGTCCGCGCTGCCTCGTAACCAAACGCTTACCATGACCATGCCGGGAGGCATCACCAACGCCAACGCGACGGCGGATGAACTGGAATCCTCACGGCGCATCGCCGCCGAGAACATTAACCTCTTCCCGATGCAGAAGGATTCGGAGTTCCTGAGTATCGACTTCGATATTGGCCAAACGCGCGAGATGCTGGGTCTCGTGATGGATTCCATCATGGCCGAAAACCCGGAAGCGCGCTATGGGCAAGAAATTTTGCAGATGACGCAGATAACCGGGCCGGGCATGGAGCGCGCCCTCTCGCCCATCGTTGGCCTGGTGAAGGCGGCGCGCGCCAATGCGGACCCGCAGACCATAAAACTGTTACAGATGGGTACGGCCATCATGGGGTTCCGCGTGAACAGCGGCGACATTCCGGCCGAGTTAATGACAGCACGCCGTGCGCGTTATGAAGCGTTCCGGCCTTACGGCCTCGACAGTTTCGGGCAGGGCTTATTCGATTGCAGTATCCCGGACCGACCCGTCCTCTCCGAAACCAAGGACGAGAAGGTAGCCCGGTTGGTGATGATCGAGTCGCTTACCAGTGAATGGGCGCTTGCGGAAGCCGGCGTGCCAGAAGAGGAGATTGCTCGCATCACGGGGGAGCGGGAGAAACAGCGTGCGGAGATGGCATCGGCATTCTCGGTAACCGGCGCGAACATGGCCAATGACGAGCCACCAGATGGCGATCAGCCCGACCAACCGGATGTGAGGGAGTAGATGGTCTCGCAGGCGAGTCGGCTCGCGGAAGTCCAGGTGCAGGGCCAGCGGCGCATTGACGCCATCTATGCCCCCCTCGCCCTGGCTATAGCCGATGCGGTGATGCGCTGGTCCGTGCCGGATGTGCGCGGCATCCCACGACTGAGCCTCTTTGCGCGCTTCCTCATCTTGAGCGAGATTGGGCGGCTCCTGGATGCGGTGCGTATCCCGCTGACGCTGGCGATCCTCGATACCACGCGAAGGGCAGAGAACGTCGCGCAGATCCAGACGACGCCGATTGGGCGCGATACTGCGGCGAATAACACCGCGCGGGGCGTGATCTATCGCGCATTGGGCACGGATCGCACGAGTGTCATCGGTCAGACCGGGGCGCTTCTGGCGCGCGGGGTTGCGGCGGGTGCGGCGGCCAGAACGATTACCAGAACGATTCAGCAGTATTTCAGCCCATGGTTCTCAGGCTATCGCGACAAGACCGGCGCACTCCTGCATACGGATCGTGTAGGGGCCATCACATCCTGGCCGGGGCGCGCCGGCATGGCGTCCCAACATGCGCGAACAATCCTGCTCACGGAAGCGACCCGAGCGCACTCGAACACAATCCTGCGGTTGGCAACGAGGGATGGGGTGGGTGTGCGATACCACGTAAGCACGGCGCACGCGAAGTCAGACGTGTGCAGCGATAACGCGCGACGCGATAACGGCTACGGTCGGGGGATCTACCGATCAGGTGACGCCCCGAAGATACCCATCCATGTGAATTGTCGGTGCAGCTATAGCACGGTACCTCTGGTGGAGCGCTAGCAATGGAAAAAGACGCCAAGCAAGCCGTAGAACGGGCGCAAATCGCCAACGTCGTCAATGTCTCTGTGGAGAATGCGAAGGCGCTCTTTATCTATCGCGCGGCGCTCCTCGCAGTAGGGTTCAGCGAGGCCGACACGCTTGTCCTCCTGTGCAACTTGCAATCGTCCTGGTGGAACAATAAGCTCCCGAATCCTCCGCATCCGCAAGAAGGGTAGGGGGAAAGATGCTTACTGCGCTCACGAACCTGCTCACGGCGGAGCCGCGAAACCTAACCAGAGAAGAGGTAGATCAGATCGTGGACCGAGTCGCCCAAGAATCTAAGAAGCGGGGTCTGCGTGCGGGGAGCATCTCTGGTGAGGACGTGACGGGGAACCCGAGCGGCGCGCTCCACGCCGTCGCCTTTCAGCTGACGATGGTGCAAGAGACGATCGCCCGGCTTATCGCAGCGCTCGAACGGCGGGGCGACATCTTTGTGTCGAGTCCCTGCGAAGACGTTGATGCCACGTTCGATCCTGACGATTACCCGGTGCGTTAATGACCCAAACTATCCAACGCGCTATCACGACGGTCGTTAACGTCGCCGCCCACTGGCTCACAGTGCTCGTCGTCACGGCCTACGTCGTCGTTTGGGCCATCACCGATCGCCCCTTTGATAACCTCGACTTCGCTTCTGCGCTCAGCGTGTGGATGTTGTTCGCGGTCCTTCATGTCGCCGTGCGTGACGGGAGGGCAGTGCAGACGAAGATGGACGCCATCGCGCTGGGCATCGATGCGGTCGATAACCGGGTGGTGGGCATTGATGATGACCTGGATGGCGTCGATGCCATGAAGGATGACATCGTTGCTGCCGCTCGTACCGCGAATGGGCAGGGTAAGGAAGGCGGGTACTGATGGAACGTGATGTCGAAGAAGCGCTCGCACGCGCGCAAACCGTCAGGGTAAAAACGACGTGCTCGGATAATGCCGAGGCGTTGCGCTGGTACTACCTTGACCTGCTAAGTGTGGGATTTTCGAGGATAGAGGCGCTGGAAATCACCTGCCGGTTGCAAGAGGCCTGGTGGCGCAACCCGAACCGTGAGCAACCGAATCCGCAAGAACAGTAAAGGGGTAACATAGCTACCATACGTACGCGGGACCGCCGCGACGACACAAAGAAAGGTAGGGTAAAGCTATCGCCGCGATCGTGCGCGCATCCTATGCATCGGGAGTGGGACCAACGCTTGCAACCGCAGAGACCGGAGCGAAGTACAACAGAGAAGAGACGCTCGCGGGCACCACGGCCCCCATCCCAAAGCCAACCGCCACGGGCACGGCGTTTAGCTGGCCCAAAGTCCTTCGGCTTGAGGTAACGACACTTGACGCGGCCACATCCTTGTCCAACCTGCGGCATCGCATCGCCAGCGCGCCGTCGGCGGGACTGAAACTCTGGTTCAAAGACGACGCCGCGACGTACGTACGCTCCACGGCGGTTGCGGCGGCAGACGCTGGCACGGATGATGCCACCCCAGCAGGCTATACCACGGCGCCCACGGCGGATGCGGTCTACGATGCGGCATCGTATAGCGCGGGCACCACAGGCGGCAAAGGGGACTACCTCAGCTATGCGTTGGGGATTTCAAATTTGTACGTCGGGGGTGCGGGGAACAACATTGCCCTACCCACGCTTACCTTGACTTATGATGAAGCGTGACGATACACACTGCACTAGTGAGTGCGAAGGGAGTAACCCATGGCCGAGACGAAGCCCTTCATGAACGATGCCGGAACCGTGGTGATCACCGATCAGGATACGTACGTCGCGCTGTATAAGCCAGCAGGATACCGTCCACTGAAGGCCGGAGAGTTCGTACCGTTGCAGCAGGCTGAGGTAAGCGAGGATGGCGGTACAGCGTTCGACCCTGTCGCGGCGCCGGATGCAAAGGCTGTCAAGGCTGTGCGTCGGGCGCAGGCCGCGGACGATGGTGCGAATGACGGCTGAGCGGGTCATTACTCGTGCGCACACCTGGATCGCCTTTGATGGCAACGGGACCGCGCACTGGGAGATAGACTACGGCTCAATATCACAGGTCCCGACACCCATTGCGCGCCTGGCCGTTGTGGGTACGGCTGATCCCGACACCACGCAGTGGCACGCGGTGGCGGCTATCCCCAAGGGAGCAACGCCGGTATGCTTCTGGCGGACATCAATCGAGGTACGCGCGGAAGCCAATACTGACGGCGATGCCGGGGACGAAGTAGGGCGTTCTGCTATTACGGTCATTGGGTGGGAGCGGGATAGCGCACGGATGCTCCTCTGGTGTCACGCGGACGGGAGCGTCCTGATGACGGATGGCGAGATCGCCGAATAGGGGTGTTCTTTGATCGGGCAGACGAATTTCCCAACATCCCTCGATACGGCGGTTGAACTTATCGAGGTGGCCAACGGCGGTTCCTCCACCATCGGCACGGGTGGTGTTACGGCCATCGCTACGACGGTGCCAATCACCTCTACCACAGGCGCTCCTGCGACCGGCGTCGCCTACGTCGGCACCGAAGCGATCAGCTACACCGGATTGACTGGCACGAGCTTCACTGGCTGTGTGCGCGGCTTCGATGGCACCACCGCCGCCGCCTACGCCGCTGGCGTGACGATCAATTTCAGCCCCATCATGAGCGCCCATCATGAAGTGCTACGAAGCGCCATCATTGCCCTAGAAACGAAGGCCGGCGCTGGCACGGGCGGCACCGCGATGTCAAAGCGGCGCGTCCTTACTGACGCCGACGTGGATATTACCGGCGTCACCGAAGCGACAACCATCATCCAAGCGGCGATCGACGCCATGGCTGCAGCGGTCGCTGGTGCGGGCCCGGGTGGCACGGTGGAGCTCCCTGCCGGGAAGTTGCTCGTTGGCACGCTCTCCATCAAGCACCATGTTGATTTGATGGGACAAGGGCCGGGGGCAACAGAACTCAAGGCCAAGACGAATATCGGCGGAGCGGTGATCAAGAACGCCGTCGATGGCGATCGCTTCTTCTCGATCTCCAACCTTCGCATCAATGGCAACAAGGCCGCTCAAACGACAGGAACGCTCCGCCACGGTATCTCGATTAATACCCCCAGCACAGCAGTCCAGGAGTACGCGGACGGCTACTGGCGCGTCCATGACGTAGACATTATCGATACGAAAGACGATGGCCTGGTGATCGCGGGCCGGGGCGAAGGCAAAGCCTACGGCATCAATGTCCGGGACAGTGACGGCATCGGCGTGAACAACTCCGCCGCCGACTGTGACTTCAACCTCATCACCACAGGAAACACGGGACTGCAAGGCTTTAAAGTCACGGGCCCCAATAACCGATACTCAAACTGTAAAGCGTTCTATGCGGGTCGCATTAGTGGCGCGGTAGGTCATGGCTTTCATGTCGACGGATCTCACACGACCAACCTTATCAACTGCCAAGCGCAGGACAATCAATTTCACGGATTCTTCGCGAACGCGGCGGATCGTACACACCTCGTCGGGTGCATCGCCGACTCAAACAACACCGGCAACAATGCCGACAGCGACCGACTCGGGAATGGCGTACAGTTCACGAACTCTAGCTACGGTAAGTTCACCGGGGCATCGCGCGATCGTGGATTGGTTGCCAGTGGCGCTGTCCGGCAACAGAAGTACGCGCTGGGTATGACCAGCGGCGCGGCCTACTTGCAAGCCGAGTTCGTTTCCGATGGGAACCTGTCGGGTCATGTCCAGAACGGGTGGCACACCAACATTCGTATTTCCATTAACGCGTACGACGGAGAGCAGGACGTCGCGTACGCCGCTACCCTCACGCCTGATCCCACGATTGGAAGCTTTATCAACGTCGCGGCGCTGACGGGAGCGATGACAATCAACGTCCCGGCGGCGGCGAACAGCTGGACCGGGGCGCGGACCACGTTTGGATTCACCCAAGATGCCACGGGGGGGCGGGTTGTGACCTTCGCGGCGGGATACGTGGTCAACCAGGCTCCACCTACCACTGCGAATGCCAAGTCTGCGATAGAGTTTGTCTACAACGGTACAAATTGGGTACAGGTCGGCATTGGTGGGAGCGGCGGCGGCGGCGACGCCTCGACGAATACCGCCGTATCCGTTGACAGCGAGGTGGTGCTCTTCAGCGGCACTACCGGCAAACTGCTAAAGCGGGCAACGGGCACGGGGATCGCCAGTCTCGCTTCCGGCGTGCTGAGCGCAGTCACGGCTCCGGCAGGGGCCATCGTCGGCACCACGGACACGCAGACGCTCACTGCCAAGACGCTTACCGCACCTATCATCTCCGCCCACTCCGCCTCTGCGAACTCGGCTTTAGGGTTCGTGAGCGGTACGCTGATGACCACGGCGGGAGTCGGGGCGATGGAGTACGACGGCGCGGCCCTCTACTTCACCAATGATGTGACGAACGGGCGAGGGTACGTTCCGTCGGAGCGCATCTTCCGGCTCTCCGCCGACGGTACAGATCGCGGTATCACGATTTCCGATGCGTTCGGAACCAACACCGGGGTTTCGTACGTCGCCAACGGCATCTACGAGATCGAGATGTGGGCGCATTATGTGCGCACTACAGCGGGCACAGTGATCTGGGCACTCGTCGCCACCACCGCCTTTACGAGTGCCAGCGGCTTTCTCATCAATACCCCAGCGGCGGGCATCGCGCAGGCAACCTCCCTCAATATCTCCGGCGTCGAGGGATCGGTGACCACGAGCGCCGCGTTCCCAGCAACGGCCACGCAAACCCTCAACACGACCCATTGGGTCTATGCGAAGTGGATCGTGGAGGCGGGTACGGCGGGAAACTTCCGCATCCGTGTCACGAATAGCGCGGGCACGTTCTTAATGCAAAGGAACAGCCTCTTCAAAGTGCGCCGTCTCCCGTCAGGTAACGTGGGCACCTACGTCGCCTAGCACGGAGCGTCCATGACGAGCGCGATATTCGGAGAGGCGCGGTTCGGGGACGCGCAGTTTGGTGTTCTTGTCGCTGGTGGTGCGGTGCTGTCGCGCACGGTTCCACAGAGCGCCGCGCTTCTTACCGCGCTGACGAGGAGTGTTCCACAATCGGCGGCAGTCCTTACGGTGCAGTCGCGCGCCGTATCGCAATCGTCCACCATCCGAACCACGACATCCCGAACTGTGCCACAGAGTGCGGCGATCCTTACCGCGCTCTCGCGCTCCGTTGGGCAGTCCACAACGATCCTTACTGCCCTCTCCCGCGCCGTACCGCAATCGTCCGCAATTCGCACGACGACCGCGCGCACGGTTCCGGAAAGTGCCGTTGTTCGCACAACGACCGCACGGACGGTTCCGCAAAGTACTGCACTCCTTACCGTGCTCTCCCGCACGGTCCCACAATCGGCGGCTGTACTTACCGCACTCTCCCGCACGGTTCCGCAATCGTCTGCCATTCGCACCACAACCGGACGCACCGTCCCCCAGAGCGCCGCGCTCCTTGCGGCCTTGTCACGGACGGTGGCGCAATCGGCGACGCTTCTCACGCAACTCACCCGGATGATTCCGCAGAGTGGGGCACTCCTTACCGCGCTCTCCCGCACCGTGCCGCAAAGCACATCCATTCTCACCGCGCTCACCAGGACTATTGGCCAGAGCGCCGCTGTTACGGTAACCGTCGCTGGGGCGCGGAACGTTCCACAAAGCGCGGCGCTCCTTACCGCATCGTCGCGGGCAGTGGGACAATCGGTCGCCGTTCTTATCACCGCGCCGCGCACGACGCCGCAATCGGCAGCGATCCTTTCTACGGCAGGGCGCACGGTTCCGCAGTCGGCCACGATCCTCACTGCCATAAACAAGACGGTCCCGCAATCAACTGCCATCCTCTTCACAGGGTCGCGCGTCATACCACAATCGATAGCGATCCTCTCTACCACCGCGCGCCCGGTTCCCCAGTCGGCCGCCATCCTATCCACAACCGCGCGCGCCATACCACAAAGCACGGCGATCCTTACCGCGTTAGATCGAACCGTTGCGCAATCCTCCGTCGTACTTGTTGCTACATCGCGGACAGTACCCAAGAGCGCCGCCGTCCTCACCACGGAAGGCCGAATCTTCCCTCAGAGTGCCGCCCTTCTCACAAGCTCCCCCCTCACCGTGGGGCAAAGCGCCGTTCTCCTGACGAGCACGCCCCGAATAGTGGGCCAGTCGGCGAACATCAGCGTACTGGCGGGCCTCACTATCACCCGCCATGCGGGGGAGCAGGTCGTCGCAGCAGACCCCGTCAATATCACGCTCCCCACCACCGCAGCGGTCGGGAGCCTCATGGTCCTCGTTGTTGCCCTCAAGCGGGGATCTACGGGCAACGTTGTCGGCATCAGTGGCCTCGGCGCGACGTGGTCACTTATCACAAACGGCCTGGTATCGGGTCAGAACAGCCGCGTTGAACTCTGGCAGGGTCAAGTCATCACAGCGGGCACGGCAATTGCCATTGACCTCAATGGCGCATGGGCAACGAGTTGGGACGCCTACGAGATAACTGGGTATAACACCACAACTCCGGTGCAGGCATCGTCTACGGCAGGATCGAACGACGCCACATCAGACACGACAATGACGCTCGGTTCGCCCGCCCCCACCACGGCAGGGAGCGCGGTTATCGTGGGGGCGTCGAGTAGTAGCACGGCGGCGCAGACATTCTCGGGGCTGACTTCCGGATACACGCAGGGCGCAGGGGTAGGCGGATCATCCACCCTCCAAGCCTACTTCGTCGCGTATCGCACGAATGCAGCGACCGGGGCTAACGCGGTAACTGCGACGTCGAGCGGGGCGACGGTCTGGGGCACGGCATGGGTTGTCATCGCCCCCGCACCGGGAGGGGGAGGGAACCGTGCGGTTCCGCAATCCGCCGCCCTCTCAGTAGTCAATCAGGAGCGGACGGTCGGACAGTCCGGTGCGCTCCAAACAACCAACGTCCGTACAGTTCCCAAGAGCGTCGCGATCCGTGTGTCCGCATCGCGCGCGGTTCCGGCAAGCGCCGCACTCTCGGTAGCCTCAGCGCGATCCGTGGGACAAACTGCCGCGCTGATGGAAGCGCTGTTCCGCCCCGTCTTGCTTTCGGCCTCAGTCTCCCTGGCCGGCGCACGTATCATCTGGCAGAATGCGGCAATCCGGGCTACTGGCTCTCGTGCCGTATCGCAGAGTGCGGCGGTTACGATCGAGGGCGTTATATTCGTCCCGACGCTCATGGGATACGCACAAGACATTGACGAGCAAGGGTCCACCCGGGTGGAGTCGCGCGTCGGGACGGCAACGAGGCACGGCGCGCAAGGAACGTCGCGCGCCGGAGGGTTAATCGGGAAGGCCGAAGTGAAGCCCGGCACGGGAACCGCAAAGCGCGGCTAGGAGGATACTGTGGTTGTAGCACCAACAGATTGGCGAGCACGGGTAACCCCACTCGATGTGGTCGATGACCGGGGGCAGCCGCTCGTCTGGACGTGGATGGCAGGATCGGATGATAAGGTTGTCGTGGATCTGAGCGCACGCCTGGACACGGGCGAGGCGCTCACGAACGTGGTGTGTCAGCTCTGGCAGTTACGCGCATTCGGGGAAACCGTGGACGTCGATAAGACCGCGACGATGCTCTCCGGCGCGGTGGAGGTGAGCGGCTCCACCGTGTTGCAGCGCGTCATTAACCTGGAACGGGGGCGCTACTATCGCTTGGAAATACTCTACGGGGCAGCGGGGAATCGACGCGGCTCAGGGCTACTTATCCATTGTGAGGAGTAGCACGACGCCATGACCACCCGGCCACGCGTTAATCCGCACACGATGGCGACCGTAGGAGATGTCACCCCAGATGATAACGGTATGCGCGACTTTCTCTTGGTTCTAAGACGAGCGCTCTTACTAATCGTCGAGTATATCGAGGGGAAATACGGCCTACGCGCGCGCCGCTCCTAATGCGACACCCACAAACGGTGCTAAGATAGACAACGTGTCAATCGCATAAAGGGTCGCACCCGAATCGTTCGGGCCCACCCGCTTCTTCCCGGGGTCGCACGCATCACGCGCCTACTCCGGACGGAAGTGGGTGTTTTCGTTTTTCTAGGCCAACCGGAGCCGTAATCCGGGGAGGGTAAGACAATGTTCGACGGTGAGAGCGGCGCGGGCGACTCCGAGAATGCCGATACAACGACCAATGCCAAGAGTGACGCGAACTCCGGCGGTGAACAGGGGGATGGCAGAGGCGAAGACAAGGTTGCGTTCAGTTCAGAGCAACAGCGGCACATTGACAAGTTGATCGGCGATGCCCGAAAGGATGCCGCCCGCATCGCGGCCGACCGCGCTAAGGCGGATCGTGACGCCGCCGATGCGGATGCGCGCAAGCAAAAGGACGCCGACGACGCGAGGAAGGCTGGCGATTTCGAGAAGGTCGAGCTTCAACTCAAGACCGACCTCGAGGGCGCCAAGAACGAAGTCACGTCCTTGAAGGCAGAGAACGACCGGCTAAAACAGGCCATGCAGACGGGACTTGACGCGGGATGGAGCGCGCTCCCCGATGAGGTCCGCAAAATCGGTGAGAAGCAACACCCCGACGACGATGTTCTGGGCCGCTGGGAGTTCCTGCACGACACGGACACGATGGCGCTGGTGAAGAAGCTAAACCTTGACCAGAGAGATGTGAAGCGCGGCAACGGTCCCGATCCGAAGGGACGTGGTGAGAGTAAGCCGACCGTCGAGCAAGAAGCCGCCGCACTGCGACAGCACGGCGGCTATGCGATGTAAACGACTAGGAGACTCCTATGCCCGATTTGGCAAAGAGCGGAACCCCGAGCCTGGCAACAGTTCAGCCGGGATATGAGCATCAAATAAACGGCCTTGTCGCTGGCGAAGCGATTGCCGCTGGCGATCTCGTGTATATCAACGCCGATGGCAAGGTGTGGACCGCCGATGGCGGGGCTGCCGATGCTGAGGCGAAGGTGCGCGGCATGGTGCTGCAAGCGGCCGTGGTGGGGGATGGTGTTACTGTTCTTCGTGGCGTTGTCGTGCGGTACGCGGCGGCTATGGCGCCTGGAACGTCGTATTTTCTCTCAGCAACCAAAGGCGCGTTGGCAGATGCCGCATCGGTTGGCGGCACGGTGGAGATTGCCTACGCGATTGATGCCACGCGCATCTTCCTCAAGAACCTGTAGAAAGGACGCTGAACTATGGCATACGGGACACACGGCGTCCTGGATCAACTTTTGTTGATCCGTAATCAGACCGCAGCAGAGTACGGTGAAGAGCGACTCGCCGAAGATTTCCAAAACTGGTTGGCCGCGCAGAACCTCCTCATTGAGCAAATGACCGCCGACCTGGTGGAGTTTACCGAGGTCCGGCTCACCACCTACGGCACCGGCGCTCGTATGGAAATGATCAAGGCCGACGAATACACGAGGGCCGACGCGCAGAAGGCCGTGCCGACGCCCACAGACATCGGCTTCCCCTTGGAGCCGTTCCAGATTTCGTTGCAGTGGACACGTAAGTTCCTGCAAGTCTCTACGGTGGCAGACCTCGCCACGGCGGCAAACGCCGTAGCCGAGGCCGACGCGCGCAATGTCCGGCGTGAGATTCAGCGCGCCCTGTTTAACCCCGTCAACAACCTCACCTATAAGGACCGCATGATTGACAACGCCACGTTGCCGATCCGGCGGCTCTATAACGCGGATGGATCACCCATCCCTGAGGATGAGTTTAGTAACACGTTCAACGGCGCAACGCATACGCACTACCTGGGCACCGCCGCGCTCGTCGCGGCTGATGTCGAGGCCGCCACCGCCACGGTGATCGAGCACGGCGTGAGCGGGCAGGTACGCATCTACATTAACCGGGCGCAGGAAGCGGCGATTACAGGATTCGCGAACTTCACCGCGTACACGCAGCCGCTCATCATGCCCGGTGGCGGCAGCACAGCGAATCAGGCAGTAGGCGGACCCGTTGAGCCATTTAGCCTATACAACCGAGCAATTGGCGTCTGGAACGGAGCGATTGAGGTCTGGGTCAAGCCCTGGATTCCGGCAACCTACCTGCTCGTCATCGACATTGACCCAATCCGGAAAGTCCTTCGCTTCCGCCGCCGTCTGGCGACAGGGAACGGCGAACTGCAACTCGTTGCCCAAGATGAGCGCTATCCGCTGCGCGCCGATACCTCAGAGCGCGAGTTCGGCATTAGCGTCTGGGGTCGCGATCAGGCCGCAGTCCTCCGAACCAACAACGCAACGTACGCGGCTCCAGTCTTCGTATAACGGACAAGGAGAGAGTCTCCATGAATGAAACCATGCGACCAATGATCGTCTCGACCGAGGACTATAAGCAGCAGCAGATCGCCCAGTCGAAGTCAGACGCCGCCGAGCTCTTCAGCGATGAAACGGTAGAGGGTGGGCGGTACGAAGTCGATGGGCGGATGGTGAACGCCAACGGAGAGCCGGTGAAGGATGAGCAGAAGGCGTCCGCCGAGCCGGTGAAGGATGAGCAGAAGGCGTATACCGCGCCGGTGAACGACGAGCAGAAGGCGTATACCGCGCCGCAGAATGTTAGCGGGAAGACTCGCTAACAATGAACCGGCTGGACGCGGCAACCTTCGTCGGTCTGCGCGTTTCCGCATATTTGGGTGCGGCGGGACGCGCCGCCACGGATACCACTGGTAGTTTGAAAGAAGTCATTGACGATGCCTTTCGCGCCCTGGGGTATCTCGAAGCCAGCCTTACTACAGCTACGACCACGACCGCTACGGCGGATGAGGACCTGCGCGTGCAGGTGATGTACCGGGCGTTGCTGCAAGTCGTGCGCGACATCGGGGCAACGTATTTCGATGTCTCGGTGGGCGATAGCTTCAAGCTGAGTCAAGTTCGTACCGCCGCCGAGAAAGACCTCGCACTCGCGATGGCGGCGATGATCGAACGATTCGGGACGCTTGGTATCGTGCCGATTGCTGGCGCTTCGCTGGTATGGAGCATTGATACGAATTACCTGGATGACTTCCGTTTGGAGGTTGTCGGATGACCATTGCGCCACATCCGCTCCTACCCAGTGGAGCGGCGACCACCATCACGAGGTTGCTCTCGCGGACGCGAAGCGACCTCTGTGTCATCTCGCGCTCTCCGTCTACGGTGGACGCTGGCGGCGCGGTGATCACCGGGCCGTATACCGTTGTGGAGGGGGTGCCGTGTAGGGTGCGTGCGGCGGGGCGTACCCCGGTTGAGGGGATAAGCGGCGGTCGCTTTGCTCCCGTGGCGGACTATGAGATTTTTCTCCCGCCCGACACGGACGTCGTGAGCAATGACCGCATCGTCGCCAATGGCCATGTCATGGAAGTCGTTGATGATCGGGACGCCATCAGCCACGGATTCGAGCTGATGGTCCTGGTAAAGGCGACGACATGATCGGGCCCTTCACGAGCCTTACCGTCATTCAGCGTTGGGTGAGAAGTGTGCTTATCGCGGACTCCGCCGTCGTCGCGGCGGTCGGCGGGGCGGATCGGATTAAACCGAACTTCTCCCTCGGCGCTACGACGCGGCATCTTGTACATGAGGACTACGGCAGCATTGAGGTCGCAAAGCCGCTCGGGTCTAGCGTGACGATGGTCGGGTGGAACTGGTCGTTTATCGGCTGGGAACCCGGCCCGAGTCAGCAGGCGCTTGAACCCCTCATGGAGGCCGTGATGAACGTCCTGATTGGGGGCCAAACGCGCGGCAAGACGCATCGATATGTGGACGGCGCGCGCGTCTGGCAGGTGCACTGTGATTATGTCGGCCCCGACAAAGCGCCGCTCGACATCGCTCCGGCGGGCATCTGGGCGCCGGTGCGAGAGATTTATCGCATGACGCTCCAACAGAGCGCGTAGGAAGGGAATTATCATGGCAGAGGTGTACAAGATCATCACCCCCGACGGGCAAGAGTTTGCGTACCACCGAGGCGCGGAAGACCTCAAGAAGGATCATCCGGGCGCGCGCATCACCCATCGCCTGGTGATGGATACCCTCGGGCAGGGCATGTTTGAGGAGTACTCCACCGGGCGCGCCCGCGCTGAGGAGCGCAAGGGCAACAAGGACGCTGACAAGGACGCCAGTAAGGCCAACAAGAACGCCGACAAGGCCGCGCGCCATGAGGGCGATGCCGTGGAGATGGACGACGAGGTGGAGTCCGTTACCGAGGTCCCGAACATCGACATTACCCCGGTTGCCGTATCCGATGCGACGATGAAGAAGGGGGCCTGATGTGGGATTAGTTCACGAGTTTCCACGTGGCACGATGAACGGCTTCGCGGATTGTGGGATCGGTTACGCCGAATTCCTGCGCCAGTCCCCGCGTCGATTCGCCGCTCTCGTGTCGCTGCCGAATCTCGCGAACGCTATCCGCGTTCAGTTTCATCAGCGCTTTGCATGTGCGGTCCTTTGCCGCCATGTCCTGGCTGTTATCCGCCCTGCTGCCGAGAAAGAGATGAGCGGGATTGACGCACGGCGGATTGTCGCAGTGATGGCAGACGTTCAGGTCACCGGGAATGGGACCATGGTGGATTTCCCAACTGATGCGATGGGCAAGGGAACTTTGGTTCGGTCGCGTGATGGTGACAACTCCATATCCTCTGGGCATGCGAACGCCAGACCACTCCCAGCACCCGTCACTTTTGATGACGTGCTCCCAGAACGCCGCTTCTTTCGTTTTAATGCGGTGGCTCCAGTAGCACTGCGGGGAGCAATATTTCCCGCCGCCCCGACGAAGGGCGGACGGGAACGCGGAAAAGGAGGTGCCACACTGAAGGCACGTGCGCGGAATTTTGCTATCCTGGGTGGGCATTTCTTGGAGTCCTTCCACGACTCTGGGGGTGCCGCGCCGGGACCTGTATCAGCAGGTGCCCGGTTCTTTTCATGCCCTAGTGTACAACATTGGGGAGTAACATGAAGATCCAAATGAAAATTGTCATGAACAAGTTCCCCTCCTGCCCTGGGGTGATGACGAAGGCGATTAGCACCGCGTTCAACACGCTTGGACCGCAACTCCTCTCCACGATGCAGGGGAAGACGCCAGTCGATACGGGAGCCCTGCAGAACAGTGAGACCGCGACGGTGGGGGATAAACAACTGACGTTGCACGCCGGGACGGATCATGCCGTGTATGTTGAATTCGGCACCCGCTACATGGGCGCTCAGCCGTATATGACACCGACCATCACTGGGGCGGCGGGTCAAGTTGGTTCGGCGATTTCGGCGGCGGCGAGCGGCGCCTTCGGGTCGCTCTAGGGAGGATGATGGGGACCGCGATGCCAAGGCCGCAGCCGCGCATCGGTCGTGTCCCTATTGTTCCCTGGGTCCGATGTGCCGATCCGCGCTGCGACCGCGTCCTTGCGCAGCGGCGCGTTCCATGGCACGGCGACCCTGTATGGATTCAATGCCGTCGCTGCGGCGCCATGAATCGGGTATCAGAGGACGGTGTATGGATCGTTGACCAAGCGGGGGAAATTCAACCGATCATTCGATAGTGACCTATTCGCGTAGAATGACTACGCAGAACGCGAGACGAGGCCGGAGGCCATCGAGCCCGGAGCCCCCTGCAGAAGCAAGGAGTTCCGGCTATGCCTGCGAATATTTACCCTTTTCAAGGGGCAGAAACACGACTCGTTCGCGAGACCAGCTACGGGGTTACACCCGGCTCCCCGACCTACGTTCGGCTTAACGGATTCGGCGTAACCATTGGCGCTACGGTCGAGACCGACCCGTTCGCACCTCCGGGCGCGCTTGTCCCGACCATCGTTCTGGTGAACGACGACTTCACCGAGGGTCAGGTCGAGGGGCGCGTTGACTACAACGGTCTGGCCTACGTCGTCGCCGGTCTCCTCGGCCAGCCGACGATTACGAACCTCGGCGGTTCTCCAGTCGCCTACCAGTGGGAGTGGACCTGGAACGGTCGTAGGCCAAACCGTCCGGTTAGCTATACGATGCATAACGGGTTCGCCGAGAGCGCGGACATTGCCACCGGGTTCATTTTCAACACGCTTGAAATTTCTGGTGGCCGTGCCGACGGCTTCGATGTCTCGGGCGACGGGTTCGCCAAGGCGATGTCGGCCGGCCAGCCACTCGGCGGCATCGTCAACGAACTTGAGACCGTCACGATTACCGGTACTCCGTCGGCCGGCACATTCACACTGACGTTCAACGGAGAAACAACCGCAACGATTGTCTATAACGCGACGGCCGCAGCCGTTCAGACGGCGCTTGAGGCGCTTCCGAGCATTGAGCCCGGTGATATTGTGGCGGCAGGCGGCCCATTCCCAGGAACCGCAGTCACCCTTACCTTCACCGGCGCCTATGCCGGGCAGAACGTAGTGAACGTCACGGCTACCGGCTCGTTTACCGGCGGCACGACCCCGACTATTGCGGTCGTCCAGACCACTCCAGGGTCCGATACTGTCACCGACATCGCGGCTGTCCCCGCTGGCGCCGTCGCGGGCAACGTCTACCTCGACACCACATGGGCTGGCCTTGGCGCGACGCAACTCCTCTACGCGTACGAGATGGGTATCAATATTGGTGAGCGCATGGAGCGCGTGCGCCCCATCAATAAATCGAAATCCTCAGACGGTGTTGTCGACATGAGCGACCAGGAGCACACCATTACACTGATGCTCGGTCGCAATACGGTCGCCGATGCGCAACTCGCGAAACTGCGCAACGGTACCCGGAGCTTCTGTCGGGCAGAGTGGGAAGGGGACATCATTTCAGGAGCGAACCCATATCGCGCACGATTTGACTCGTGCCTCATCTACTCAGAGGCCGGAGAGCCAGATGACGTTGACGGCGTGCATGCCCGCGAATACACAGGGCGGCTCGCGATTGACCCGGTGTCCGGCAACGTGATCAAGATTACGCTGGTGAATACCATCGCCGCGTTGTAACAGCCGGGGTGAGTAGCTCACCCCAGAAGCCTACGCCCGTGGGACTCGTCTGGTGACGAGTCCCCTGAGCCAGAGCGACATGAGACGCTAGACGTCCATCGGAGATAGACAGTGACAAGCATTCAGTCAATAGCCCCACGAGACGAGGTTCGTTCATTCCGCGTCAAGATCAAGAACGAGCATGGGGTTACCGAAGCGGAAATCCCCGTGGAGTACTACCGGAACCGCATCACCCTCGCTGGGGTGAAGTTCGTCCCGACCGAAGAAGACATCGAACAGTTCAGCGAAGCCGAGATCGGGAACATTGAGTCCGCCGCGACGATGTGTCACTACCTCAAGAGCTGGGACGTTGAAGGCCCCCTCTACGACAACGAAGGTGAAACCATCGTGAGCGAGGGCAAGGTGATTCCCCTTGACCCGCGTGTCACCATGTTCGTCCCGACCCTGATTATTGGTGAAGTCATGCGGCAGTTGACTGAGGAAGTCTTCCCAAACTCGAAAGCCTCCAGGAACGAGCGGCGTCGCTCGCGCTAAGATCCTCGAACCCCATCGCCTACGAGCGCGGTGTAGACCACTGGGAACGGACCGATGGGGAAGAGGGGGTACCGCCCGTTTCGGAAGACCTCGACCGCGACTTTATGCATATCCGCGTTGCCAAGGAATTGGGCGTTCCAGTCACCGAGATACGCGACATTCCCGGGCACTGGATCGGGGCGGCGATGACCATGTTCGAATGGGAATTCATGGAGAGAGAGCAACACAAGAAGCGTTCGAATCGAACGAAGAAGTCGCCCGCGCATCGAGGTACTTAAGTTGATTCAACGGGTTGAGTTACCGCAATCGATAGTCTTCAAGCGTCAGCGCGCCTTTGCGTACGTTGCACGAGCGGTGCGCGGGCTTGAGGTTATCAGGAGTGTGACTTCCTCCACGCGCGAGCGGAATAACAGATCGAGGGTCAGGCTCATTGGATCATAGCGAGTCAACGCGAGGTCAATAGGGATTTGACACAGATAGCAAATAGCGCCATCTCGCGCAACGATTGTCTGTTTGTCGAGACCATCAACGCAGCCCGACGCTGCTTTTTGGGCGCGACGCCGTGCCTGAATCTCGTTTTCCTTGTGTGGATTCTGCGCACGCCAGCGACGCATGTACTCCCTACCCCGTTCTCCCATTTCGGTTGGGTCAACTCTCGACGCGGCGTGCTTGCAGATAGTGGAGCAATACAGCCGTGGACGGTCTTTGCGTTTTGCAGCGCTAGGGAACACCTGGAAGACCTTGCTGCATGTTTTGCAGATAACTTCGGGATGGTCCTGGCGCGTCCCAAGGCGACGCTCTTCCGCATAGCGCCATGCCAGGGCGCAATCACGAGAGCAACACGTTTGATTCTGGCGCGTTGGGGTGAACTCCTTCTGACAAGAGAGGCAACCACGGACATCGTTCCATCCGCTCCGCATGCACGTCCGACTACAAAAGTGTGTGTTCCCGCTCCGCGCCTGAAAGTGCTTACCGCATCGTTCGCACGCAATCGTGTTCTCAATAGAATGGTGGTAACAGGCGAGCGAGCAATACTCCTTTTTCTTCTCGGCGTACGTGCCCGCTTCGAACGTGTTTCCGCATCCTTTGCACGTCAGCATCACCGGGGTGCGCTTCGTCCCTCTTCCAGTGATGCACTTTGTCGAACAGACGCGCTGTCCCTTACGGTTAGGGTGAAACACAATGCCACATGTTTCGCACGTGGTGCGCTGGTCATCAGTTCGCGCGCGGTAGCACGGCAACGAACAGTACGCGTTCTGGTTCGCGGTGAGGGGATTGCCACATCGGGCGCAAATGCGGATTGGGGTATCGTTAGACTGCATTCAGACCTCCTACGTCTAGTGCCACGCCGGGAACGTTACGAGCGTTGCCCGGCATCTCTATTTCCTCCGAAGTATAGCGTCACCGCACTGACTATGCCTTCCTTCGTGAGGGGATGTATCTAATCAATGGCACAGACCGTAGCGGAATTGCAGGCAATCATAACGGCCGATTCTTCCGGTTTCGACGCGGCAATGGGCGCTGCCTCGGGCAAGCTGAACGAAGTCGCGGGCGCGGCGGGCAATGCCGGGAAATCAATTCAGAAGACGGGGGAGGTGCTCACCACCACCGGCAAGATAGGGATGGCCGCTGGCGCGGCGATGCTTGCACCCATCGTTGGCGCAGTGAAGAGCGCCGCCACGATGGAACAGGCGATGGATCGCGTCGGCGTAGCTTTCGGCATTACCGAAGGCAAGTCTGCCGAGATGGACGCCCAATTCCGCGAGATGGAAGACACCATCAATGAGGTGGCGAAGTCAACCATCTTCGGAGCTGATGACATCTCTGAAGCCGCCATCGAAATGGGTAAGGCCGGCGTTGACTTTGAAACGATGTGGGGTGATGTCGGCGACTCCTCGGACGGGGCCATCCAGGGAGTCGCCGACTTCGCGGCGGCCACCGCTACTGAACTCCCTCAGGCAGCAAAAATCGCCGCCACTATGGCGAACCAGTGGGGCATGTCGTCTGAGGAAGTGACGGCGAGTCTTGACGACCTCACGACCGTCTTTAACACGACATCCCTGGGTTCAGATGATTTTATCAAAGGCATGGCAAACGTCGCCCCAATGATGAAACTCGCGGGCGCGGACTTTGACGAAACGGCAGCTACCCTCGGTTTCTTCAAGGACCAAGGCCTGAGCGCAGCTGAAGCGGGCACCAGTCTTACCGCTATGCTCCGGGCAGCGGTCAAACCGACGGGAACGCAACAGGCCGCGATGGACGAACTCGGCATCACGACCGCAGATTTCTTTGACATCAACGAACAGGGCGTCGAGGAGTTACGGGACTTCCCCGACATCCTTGATATGATTAATGAGAAGACAAAAGACCTCAGCACGAGCCAGCGTCTCAATGCCTTGGCCAGTCTATTCGGCCTCGAAGCCTTCGATGCCGCCGGGTTGGGTATCCTCTCTGACACGGATAAGTTGCGCGACCTCAATGAGGAGATGAAAAACAACACCGGCATTGCACGGGAGCAATCAGACGCTCTCACTGATAACCTCCTGGGCTCCATAGAAGAGCTTGGTGGGGCTGTGGATGTCCTGCAACAGAAGATGGGCGATCCGTTCCTTGGTCCGATAAAAGCCGGGGTAGACGCGCTTACAGGTATTGCCGACGCGGCATCGGGAGCCGACCCAGCGCTTCTTGGGTTTGCCGGGAAGTTGGCCACACTCAGTGGCGGCCTTCTTGCCGCTGGTGGGTTAGCCGCCTACGGTACGGGGCAGGTGCTCAAACTCGGGAAGACGTTTGCTGATGCGGGTTTGAGCCTGGGTAAGTTCGCAGCGGGGATTGGCCTTGCCGGGCTGGCGATTGGGGCCGGACTCCTCGCGTATGAAACGAACTTCCTGGGCTTCCGCGACACCGTCGATAAGGCGATGGCTAAGGCTGGTGAGGCGCTAGACACCTTCGGCGAGACGTTTGACACAAACTTCAATGCCGGCAAATCTCAGGGAATGAACGATCTCGCCGCTGGAATCAATGCGGTCGGGAAGAGCCTAAAGGCCGCGTTCGGCATCGATGTCGTCGATCAAATGAGTAACATCGCCAAGGGCGTGGACGCTTTCGGGGATGCTTGGCAAGAGAATATTGCGGGCGGCGTCGATCCGATCGTCAGTTTCTTTGACGCCCTCGCTAAGGGCGCCGACGCTGCCGGCATGGGCGAGACGGCCGATCAGATGGATCGTCTCTCCAAGGCCGCCGATGCCATGCAGCAGAGTATGGCAGCGTCCGAGGGTAAGATGCCGCAACTCAATCGCGAAGCGCTCGCACTGCGCGAAGGGATAGGTTCGCTCACCGGCCAAGACGAAGAGCTGACCACCTTCTTCGATGACCTGGGTATGCAAGCAAGCTTGGCCCAGAAAGACATTCAAGACTTTACCGACACCCTGGCCAGTGGAAATATCGGCGACGCGATGGGGCAACTCATAGAGGGGCAACCGAACTACGAGAAGTTCTTCGGGAGCCTCGGCGCTGGATTGCGTGATGGTACGAATGGTCTCGGCGACTTTAAAGACGCCCTAACCTCGGGGGATTGGGAAGGTGCCGCAAAAGGCTTTGAGGGCGGGATAGATGCGATAGGACAGAAGTTTGAGGAAGTTGATCTCGGTGGAAAACTCCAGGGTGTGAGCGACCAGGTTGGTGATTGGTTTGGAGAGATTGGGGAAACACTCTTTGGCGGCGAGGAGCTGAGTGGGACGGGGAGGACATTTAAGACCTCAGGCATTCTCGACGACCTGGCCACCGGTATGGTGTCGGGGTTGCAAGACCTCGGTCCTAATGTTCTTGAGAAACTTGGAGACATCGGCAATCCACTCGAAGGCGTGACAAGCCAGATAGGTGATTGGTTCGGGGACGTTGGAGATACGCTGTTTGGGGCAGATACTCTCAGCGGAACTGGAAGGACGATACGAACACCTGGCGCACTTGACGACCTGGCCACTGGGATGGTCTCAGGGCTGAAAGACCTCGGCCCTAACGTGCTTGAGAAGCTCGGAGACATTGGAAACCCGTTGGAGGGCGTGACAAGCCAGATTGGTGATTGGTTTGGAGATGTTGGGGATACCCTGTTTGGCTCAGATAGCCTGAGTGGTACGGGCAGAACAATACGAACGCCTGGTGTGCTCGACGACCTCGCTACTGGGATGGTGTCGGGACTGAAAGACCTCGGTCCTGCGGTCCTTGATCAACTCGGAGATATCGGGAACCCGCTGGAGGGAGTCACGACCCAAATAGGTGATTGGTTTGGGGACGTTGGAGATACGCTGTTTGGCTCTGATACCCTGAGTGGCACTGGCAGAACAATCCGAACACCCGGAGTACTTGACGATCTCGCATCAGGAATGGTTTCGGGGTTGAAGGAGCTGGGGCCTAGCGTTCTTGAAAAGCTCGGAGACATCGGGAACCCGCTAGAGGGAGTGACGGGCCAAATAGGTGATTGGTTTGGTGATGTCGGGGATACCTTGTTTGGCTCAGATAGCCTGAGTGGGACTGGGAGAACCATCCGAACACCCGGAGTACTTGACGACCTGGCAAATGGGATGGTGTCGGGACTGAAAGACCTCGGTCCCACCGTCCTGGATAAACTCGGAGATATCGGAAACCCCCTTGAAGGCGTCACAAGCCAAATTGGTGATTGGTTTGGGGACGTTGGGGATACGCTCTTTGGCTCTGATAGTTTAAGTGGAACGGGGAGGACGATACGTACGCCGGGCGTGCTGGATGAACTCGCGACGGGGATGGTTTCGGGGCTGAAAGAACTTGGCCCCACGGTTGTTGATAAGCTCGGGGATATTGGCAATCCATTAGAGGAAGTCACAACCCAGATTGGCGATTGGTTTGGGGACGTCGGAGATACGTTGTTTGGCTCTGACGCCCTGAGCGGAACAGGTAGGACGATACGCACGCCAGGAGTCCTTGACGACCTGGCCAATGGCATGGTGTCGGGGCTTAAAGATCTCGGACCCACCGTCGTCGATAAGTTGGGGGAGATCGGAAATCCCCTCGAGGGAGTTACGAGTCAGATTGGCGATTGGTTTGGAGATGTTGGAGACACGCTATTTGGATCCGAAAGTCTCAGCGGGACTGGCCGGACCATCAAAACACCGGGTGTGCTGGATGACCTTGCAACGGGGATGGTGTCGGGGCTGAAGGAGCTGGGGCCTAGCGTCTTAGAACAACTCGGCTCCGTCGGGAATCCGTTTGAGGAGGTCGGCACCTGGTTTGGTGGTCAATGGGAGGATATGACCAAATCCCTCTTTGGTGGTGGAGGGCAAGAGGGGTACACCGGACCAGGGGCGGACCTGAGTGGTGGCGCGGTTAGCGAAGACATGTTCGGCATGATCGGTGGTTTTGTCGATAACATGGCCACCGGCCTTCAAGGGATGGGAGAAGCAGCCGCCACAAAAATTGGCGAAATGGATAACCCTTTCGTAGCCGTGAAGGATAAACTCGGCGAGTGGCTTGGCCCAATTGGCTCAGCGCTCTTTGGCGGTGGTGAAGACCCAGCCACCGGAGAGGCGGCGAAGATGCTCGGCGATCCTGCCGAGATGGGCGCGAAGCTTGGGACGGAAATTGCCGACACGTTTGCCTCACCTGAGTTCGCTACTGGGATAGAGAACAGTCTTAAAACTATGGAGGAAGGGAAGTTCGACGCCGTAGGGAAGTCTCTCCTCGGCATGTTGTCCAGTGGGATGACCACAGCCCTTGATCAGCCCGTTACAGAGGGAGATTCGGCGGGTCAGACGATGGGCCAGAAGATGGTCGAGGGCCTTGCCAATGGGTTGACAAACTCCATCACCAATGCACCTGCCGAACTCTTCACCCCTGTTGCCGGCGCACTCGGCACGCAGTTGGGAACCGCGCTTCAGACAATCGCCGGACAGCAAGTCTCTGATGAAGGCGTAGCTTCTCTGCCGACGGTCGGGGGGATAAATCTTGTCAAGGGCCTTGCTACCGGCCTCACCGCGTCCGTCGCCGCCGCCCCACCGGAGCTCTTCGCCCCTGTCGCCGGAGCGCTTGGCACCCAACTCGGCGCGGCGATGAGCATGGCAGAGAAGGTTACTCAGGCTCCTGGTGGCGTTGGGCCAGCGGGACCTGCGGTGACTCCGCTCGGTAACACGATGGTTCAAGGGTTGGCGACTGGCCTCGCGACTGGCATCGCGGCGGCGGACCCAGCGATGTTTATTCCAGTCAGCAACGCGCTTGGCACCCAGTTGGGCGCCGCGATGTCGCTGGCATCCCAGCAGACGGCGGCTCCAGGACCAACAGGTGTCCCGACCACGGTCCCTGGTGCCGGCGTAGGAATGGTCCAAGGACTCGCCACTGGCCTTACCGAATCGATCACCGCCGCTCCACCAGAGATGTTCGTGCCGGTCAGCAACGCGCTCGGCATGCAACTCGGGGCCGCAATGAGTCTTGCGTCCCAACAGACGGCAGCACCAGGTCCAACTGGTGTCCCAACAAGTGTTCCGGGCGCGGGCGTGGGAATGGTTCAGGGACTCGCCACGGGGCTCACAGAATCGATCATCGCCGCTCCGCCGGAAATGTTTATCCCAGTAAGCAACGCGCTCGGCACCCAGCTCGGGGCAGCTATGTCGATGGCGGCGCAACAGACGGCGGCCCCCGGACCAACCGGAGTCCCCACGGGTGTCCCCGGCGCAGGAGTCGGGATGGTGCAAGGACTCGCCACGGGGCTAACGGAGTCCATCACCGCTGCTCCTCCAGAGTTATTTCTCCCGGTCGGCGCGGCCCTCGGCACCCAACTCGGCACCGCGCTGAATACGGCGATGACCGAAACAGCCACGCAGGGCCAGACCGGACAGGTGTCCTCAGACGCGGCGGGCGGTATCGGCACACAACTCGTAAGCAACCTCGCCACTGGCCTGACCGACTCGATTACGAACGCCCCGGCCGAAGTCTTCACCCCAGTTGGTAGCGCAATCGGCACAAAGTTGAGCGAGGCGCTCACCACAGCTGTCGGCGAGGGTGACGGATCGGGCGCGACCGATGTCGGGGCGCAACTTGGCGGCTCGGTCGGTGAAATGCTCCTGAGCGGCGTCCAAGAAGCGAACTGGGATACGGTCGGCACGGGCCTCTCGACCAAGCTGAGCGAGACGTTGCAGACCGTGGCTGATGGTGGGGGCGAGAGCGATGTCTCCACGCAACTGGGAGATAGCATCGGCACGATGCTGCAGACGGGTGTCGAAGGCGCGGACTTCTCGGGTGTCGGAGAGGCCGTGGGTACCCAACTCACCACGGAACTCGATACGGCTATCCAAGAGGTTGCCACCAAAATCGAAGAGTCGATGACGAAGATTACAGAAGCCGTGACGAACGCCGTGGAGGAAATGGGATCGGCGATTAGCGACGCGACAGCTGATGTCGAATCCGCCGTCACAGACATGAGTTCGGCGATTACGGACGCCGTAGCCGATGTCGAAACCGCCGTAGCAGATATGGCAAGTGCCGTTGCAGATGCGGCAGCCGATATGGCAACGGCAGCAAACGATGCCGTAACCGCAGCAGAGGAAGTCGGCACGGCAGCGGCAGATGCAGCGACAGCTGTCGAAGAAGCCATGCAGGCAATGATTGCGGCGGTAAGCGCCGCCGCTGGGGCCATCGCGGCCGCTGCTGCCGGGATTATCGCCTCGCTCCAAGGGATAGCCGCAGCGGCGGGGGCAGCGGGGGCGGCTATTGGAGCGGCGCTCGCCGGTGGGTTTAGCAATGCAATTGAGGAAGGTTCACCTTCGAAAGTCTTTATCAGGTTCGGCGAGAGCATCGTTCAGGGCCTCGCGATTGGCATGACGGGCGGTCAGAGTTCCGTAGAAAAGAGCAGCAACACCCTCGCTGGCATGACGATGGACAGCATGGCGAACGCTATCGGCATGGGATCGCCCGCGCAGAAGTTCGTCCCCCACGGCGCCGCCGTAACGGGCGGGTTCGCGCAGGGCATGATGGATTCCGCTAAGTCTCGACTCGGCGAGGCGATGGGCAAGATATCCGGCGCGGTCTCTTCAGCGATGGGCAAAGTCAAGTCGTCGATGCAGAGCGCAATGGCGCGCGTTAAGGGCGAGGCAGCGAGTGGCGGGACGGCGGCGGGCGCGGCGGCGGCGACCGCAACCGCCGAAGGCATGGAGAGTGAAGACAAGCAACTCGAAAGAGCTGCGCGCCGTATGTGGAAGAAGGCGCTGAAAGAACTCCTCAAAGGTGAGGGTGAGATGCGCTTCCTAGGCGAGGCGTTCGCGCGCGAATTCTGGCTCGGGATGTTGGATGCCTCCGGTTCTATGGAGTTCGCCCAGTTCGTGACCGATCAGGCGGTGAAGGCGGCAGAGAATGCAATCGAGCGCATTCGGGCGCTTATCGCTGGCCTCGGTACCCAGATTGAGATTGTCGGGAAGTCGATTTCAAACCTCGAAGGTGACATTAAGAGTCTAGAATCTGAGCTTGCCGGGATCGATGCGCAAATTGCTGGCGCCGCATCTGCTGCTGCTGCGAAGGCGCAACAGGAGGCTGATCAGGCGCGGATCGATGCGGCCCAAGCACTCCTCGATATCCAGGTCGCCATTACAAAAGAACTCGAAGCGCAACTCAAGACAGAATTCGACGCCGCGCATCAGGCCAATATCAAGCAGGTCCAGGGGGGTGGCGAGGCAGGGCTGAAAGCCGACTTCGATACGAAGCTCGCTAAGGCCCAAGCGACCTACGTTGCCAAGATCGCCTCACAGGCCAAAGAGCAAGAACTCATTGCCTCACTCAAAGCGATTCAAGCCGCAATCGCTGCAGAATCCGCGATGCGAGCGGCCGCCGCTGAAGCGATGGCAGCAGCAGAATTGCAGGCGAAACGTGCCGCCGTCGCCGCCGATCTCGAAGCGAAGAAGGCAGCACTTGCCCAAGAGAAGGCGATGCAGGCGGATCTCCTCAAGCAGCAGCACGCCGCACAGGTGGCATTTACGCAGATCGTCATCGAGGAATCCACGAAGCGCATTGCCCAGATCGAGAAGGAACTCAAGAAGCACGCTAACCCGGAGAAGACCGCGCAACTCAAGGCGGAACTCGAGCTCGAGCGGCAGAAGATTGACCTCGCGAACCAACTCGCGCTGGCGCTAGAGAAGCAAGCCAACGCGCAGTCACCGGAGCAACTCGCGCAAGCTACTGCGCAGGTCCAGTATCTCAACGCGGCGATTGCTGGGTTGCAAGAGGTGGATGTCAACGCGCTCTTAACAGAGATTGCCGAAAAACTGGGCAAGGCGGCTACAGCGATGTCAACTGCCGCGACCGAGATGGGCAAGGCCGCGAAAGCGCTCGGCGAGGTGCCCGCCGCGCCGATGGAAGAAACGACGCAGGCCATCAGTGAGACCGGGAAGGCGGCGACCGGGACCAGTACGAAGATGAATGACATGGGGGCCAAGTACCAAGAAGTTATGACGAAGATGTCCGCCGACAGTCAGGCGTTTAACGACAAGTTCGCGGCGATGGTCGAGCAGACGAAAGGCACGGCGGCGACGGGTGGTACCGCGATCGGCACGGCGCTCGGCCAAGGGATTACGGCCAAGATGGGGCAGGACGCCCCGGCTATGCAACAGCAGATGCTCCAGGGCGTACAGCAGGGCATGACCCAGACCGAACAGGCAGCAAACGTTGGCGGCTCGAAAATCGCGAATGCCTTTGGGCAAGAAATGCGTACTGGTTTGGGTGTGCAGTTGCCGCAAATCCACCAGAGTATTCTGGACGGGATGAACAAGAGTGTTGACGGCGCGACGAAGATAGCGACGCAGGGAGGCAAGGCGACGGCCACCGGATTCGGGGATGCGGCTGTTAACCGGATCAAGACCGGGCCGGAAATACCACAGTTTCAGACGGCGATGGGCAAGGGCGTGGGGGATGCGGTCAAGGACTCAACGCAGATTGCCTCACAGGGTGGCAAGGACATCGGCTCGGCAATGGGCGACGGCATGAAGCAAGGCGTGATGGAGAAATCCAAAGGGATCGCCGACTCCGCCGCGCAGATGGTCAAGGATGCGATCAACGCGGCCAAGGGCGCCGCGAAGGCGAACTCGCCAAGTCAGAAGATGATGGAAGTCGGCGACGACATGGGCCTCGGCCTTATCTACGGGCTCCGTGGACGGAAGCGGGAGGCAAGCGAGGCATCGGAAGACCTGGTGTACATCCCGAGCACGCGACTCACCCCAGATGGCGGCGGGGGCGTAGGAGGCCGTGCGGGTGACCGGGGCGCAACCAACAACACCACGACGATTACCGTCTATGCTGATGTTCGTGACGGCAGGCAGTTGGTGGAAACGCTTGAGAACTACCGCCGGCAAACGCAGATGGCCGCATCACGAGGGTCATAAATGGAACTGATTGCGCTCGACGATTTTATCTTCAGTGACGCCGGCATCCCGCCGGCGATGCTGACAAATAAATCCCAGTACCTCGGGTTTGGTGTTGACCGCCGCTCTGGTATTCGAGGAAGCGCGTTCTTCGGCGGCAGCGCGGAACCAGCTACCTGGCATTTTGTGATCAAATGCCCTGACGCGGCGGCGAACGATGCCGCCATGAGTGTCCTTGCTGTCGCGCGTGACCAGCCATTGCGCCTCCTCGTCCAGCGCGATCGCTACGGCCAGGACCTGGTGACGGCAGAGGGGGCCGTCACCTCACTGACCCTCGCCAATGACCTCGACCTGGAAGTCGATTTTGAGGCAAGCGACTCCGTCTGGCTCTCGGAAGATATCAAGTCGTTTAGCCGGTACATTAGCGACCCCCTCGACCATCGCATCAATATTGACGTGCCGGGAACCGTGCCGACGACCGGCGCGTTCCGCCTTACATCGGTTGCGCAGCGTACGACGCCGACGGCGCAGGTGGGATGGCGCTATCGCCGTCGCTTCCGCATCACGAATAACAGTACCTCACCAATGTTTCGCTATCCTCTCCGTATCTCTCTCGGCGATACAACGCCGCTCACGCCGACCAAGGCGCTCGTCAACGGAGATGACCTCCGTGTTTGGATAGGCGGCCTGGAGCACCCGCGCACGCTTATTACCTGGGATACCACGAACTCCTACGTCTGGATCATCCTCCCGGCATGTCAGGCGAATGGCGGGAACGTGATTGTCGATATCGTCTACGGCAACCCGAACGCGAGCACGCCGATCGTTCTGACCTACCCGGACATCCCATCATTCTCACTGACGAGTTCGACGAACACTCTGTGGTATTACCATGTTCTTATCGCCAACGCCGACACCTACCCGAATGAGTTTCTGTGGTACGTCGAAGGAAGAAATTCCACAAACTCGTACCTCCCGTCGATGATCGATATGGGCGTACCCGGTTCCTGGCGCTCCGTGCGCTCCTTCGACAGTCAGTCAGATCGCGGGACGACGATGACCCGAAACTATGCAGGAACGATTATCCGTGGCATTAAGAATGATCAAGTCAATTCATCTAAGGAGTCGGACACGATTGATCGTTGGGCGCCCCACGACACCTTCTCCCTGTACAACCCGCTAGGCGTCGAGAAATTACGCTTCGCGTTCAATATCACCCAGAGTGGGATCAAGAAGACAACGAAGGAAGTCACGACCCAACTCGCGGTTGCCGCAGGAGCGCAGCCGGTAAGCGAGACGACCACGGTCGATGTCGATGTGGCACTTACCAAGAACTTTACCGAGGTGGCCGTCATCCACCGAGACTCGGCGTCACGGCCCTGGCAGCGCGCGTTGAGCCGTTTCCAGAATACGCTTGAGACCGACGTTGTTGCCGCTGCCGACTACGCTACGTCAAATAAAAAACACGTTGGCGTCGCGATGTGGCCCTATTTTGGATTTACCCTGGAGGAGGAAGACCAGACGTACGCCCTCTTCGAAATGACCAGCGATATGGAAGCCACCATTGCTACGAGCAATCTGATAATCTCGGAAATCATAACGGAAACCGAAATCTACGAAATTGCCACCGAATTACGATTAGGAGGCGGGGCCAACGCCGCACCGCCGTATATGTCCTTGCTTATTGGCAACGCGCGCAACGAAAGTGGCGCCGGAGTTCCTCATGCGGCCATCGCCATGACCCAGGGTCTACAGATTGATGCCGAGACACGGACCCATACTGTCTGGGACGCTGCGTTCAACGTCAAGCAAGATACGATCTCAACCCATACTGTGCGCGCCCTCGTCGCCCATGACGAACTCGGCAGCACGGTTGAGTACCGCGAATCGCAATGGTTGCCACTAGCCCCTGCCCGACCACTCGTGACGAACGGTGATTTTGCAGTCAACATCGGATCGTGGGAAGCTGGCAACGTGACCGCCAGTATGACAGCCACCCGTACCTACGAGGCCGCGATTTTCGGAGCACAGGCAGGGTCGTTGAAGGTGGCGATTACCCCGAACACCGCGTTGACTGGCGCGAGCGCCGAGACGATTGCTACGCGCTTCTTCCCGGTCAATGGTCGCGAGCAGGTCCAGGTTGCCGCCTGGGTGCGCACGAGTCACGCGGATATCCGCCCGCTCCTGCAAATCCTCTGGTATCAGGATGACTCCGATGTGCCTGTTTCTTCTAGTATCGAGGCGGACTGGTTGACGTTGGTGAACGTCGGATATGGGCGCATCTTTGCCGCGCGCGTGCCGGTTGGGGTGACGCGATACCGCGTATCTTGCCTCGTCAAAACCGCCGCGAATAGCGCCGTTGGAAACGCCTACTTCGATGATGTGACACTCAACGATGCCGACCTCTATGTGATCGACGTTGCAACGGGCGGCCTTACCGTCGATGTGCGCGTTCGCGGGCGGGTCGTCTAGTGGCGTACTACGGCGAAGGCGTCATTAGTGACCGTGGCGGGCTCAATTCAAGGCGCGTGCCGCTCGCTGGCATCCAATGCTCATGGGAGATCAACGGGTCCGGTTCTGCGTCAGGGTTTGTGCGGATTGCTGATCTGCGCGCCGCTGGGCTTGGGCAGGACCTGCGTGGTCGCTGGTTAGAGTTTGACTTCGGGGCGGCTGGCCGCTGGGGCGGCGTGATTTCTGGACGACCGACGACCGGGAATATCGCGGAGATTTCCGCCGAGGGGTGGGCGGCCTTAGCACGGGGACGGGTGGCGACTGAGAGTGTTGGGGCAAACGGTCCCGGCGCCGGATCAGCGATCAAGGTTCTGCGCGAGGCCGGGACGCTAGACCCGACGTTTCTCTTACTCGATGGCACGTATGACGAGGGCGGGAGTTGGGCATCCTTTTCGATTTCCGGCGACGTTGGCACCGAGACCCTTGCGCAGATTAGCGAATCCACTGGGCTCGAGTGGATCATTGACGCCGACCGGAGATTTCATGCTGGGCGCAAGCTCGGTCGAGATAAGTCGGAATCCGTGCGTCTCACCGAGGGACGACACGTCATTGAGTACCGCACTGATAACGACCTCTGGACCGCGCGACAGGGGCGCGTGTTTCGGTTGCAAAGTGAACTCTCCCTCTCGCAACAGCCAACCGTCAACGGCGCGCTCAATGCGCCGCAATGGACGATGATTCAGGCCGAGGGTGATATCGACAGCCAAACGGGACTTCTACAGTTTTATGAAGAAGCCGCCCCGTTTGAGTGGCGTACCTCGAGGCCCGTAACCGCGCCTCCGCCGTGGATGGGCGTACCGGTTGGGATTGGCACGAACACACCGGCGATCCCAACAGATAACGCCACGCCACTCCCAACGACGCCAACGCAACTCACGGTGGCCAACCGCGATGGGTGCTGGCGGCACCTCGAACTCGGGAATACCGTCCGCGTTGACCTCGGCAGCATCGGACTGTGTGGGCGGTTCCGGGTGATGACGCGCGGGTACGATAGCGTGACAGGTACGCTTGATATCGCGGGCGAACTGCTGGGGGACGATTGATGGCAAGCCACGCGACCGTTCGGCAAATGATTGAGCTTCCACGGCGCAGCGATCCCCTATGGCGCGTGCGCACCTACATCGACCGGCGCGTCGGACTCATCGACCTCGCCCAACAGCGTCGCCGTCAACGCACGGAAAAACAAGTGATTCAGCGCTAGGGGTCTTGGCATGAGTACGAGAGTTGTTACGGCAAAAGTTCTCCGGGCGAATGGGTCGCCTTGGGCCTCGGGGCAAGTGAAGTTCCAGCTTTTGGCGGACACGTTTACCCTGACGCCGGACGAGACGTTCCCAATTAATACCATCATTGCCGACACGAACACGCTCGGCGTGATATCGGTGACGCTCGCGTCGGGGCTGAATACGTATTACCGCGTGACGATGCCCGACGGTGAGACGTTTACGATCTATATCCCCGTCGATAGTGGCGCGCCCACAACCCTGGAGTCGTTGCGATCGTTCTACTCCGGCATTATTCCAACCTCGCCACCGGGGACGATGGGACCAACTGGGCCAGCGGGAACAAACGGCACGGGGGACCTGACATCCAACACCGCCGTCTCGGTCGATAGTGAAATCATCCTCTTTTCAGGGACGCTCGGAAAAACCGCCAAGCGGGCGACAACCACGGGAATTCTCAAGGGGACGGCTGGGGTCCTGAGCGCGGCTATCTCAGGCACCGACTACCTCGCGCCTGGCGCCACCTTTGAAGAGTTGGTTGACGACCGTGTTGCTGCGCTGCACGTCAACTCGACCAGCGTCACCTGGACGTACAACGACGCCGCGAACTCGCTCTCTGGCGCCGTCATCACCGCAGGAACCGGAACGGCGGCAACGCCGTCCAAGTCGGACCATACGCATACGGTCACGAAGGCGCTGAACTTCCCGTTCGGGGACGAGGATGCGCTTGGGGCGGTCATCCCACTTACCGCGCGCAGGATGGTTTCTATTCCGGTCGGTTGGGGAACCTGTACGATTACCCGATGGCGCATTCTTCTTGACCAAGCCGCAACGGCGACGTTCGATGTCTGGAAAGATTCTTACGTCAACTATCCACCGCTGAACGCGGACTCCATCACGGCGGCAGCGAAGCCATCGACCACCGCCGTTATCAAGAATGAGTCCGCTACCCTCACCGGGTGGACGACCACCTTCACTGGCGGCGACGTGCTGATCGCGGAAGTCGAAGCCAATAACCTCGCTAAATTTGCGTTGCTGGTCATCGAGTTTACGATGATCGCGGTCTAGGAAGGGGGCGAAATGGCGACCAGGCTATTTCTAAACGAGGCCGCTGCGGACATTGCCCCGACGAGCAAAGGGCTATGGAATCAAACGGGCGCATCGCTCACCAAAAAGATGGCGACGACAAAGGCCGGCGTATCCACAAATCTCAGTGTCACTCCCCTCGCAGCGAATTCCGCCGAAGGGTACCGGTTTGTCAGCCCCCCTATCTACACCCCTGTTACGCTCACGGGCACCTTCACGTATGTAATTTTTACCGCGATTGAAGATGATGCCGCTGGCGCCGCGACCGGATTCGACTTGTATGGTTATATGTACGTGACGCAGGGAGAGAGCACGACGCTCGTGCGCGGGGAGTTGTATCACACCAGTAGCGCCTCCACGTCTCTCGCGACGAGCGGCATGTCCTTTACCGCTGCCGGTCGCGCTCAGAGCAGCGCGCGTACACTCACGAGCGTCTCGATTCAGGGTGGTGACCGCATTGTCTTTGAGGTAGGCGGGTTTTGTATCGGCTCCGCCGGGACAATGGGCATTCGCCGTGGCGGCACCGATGCTACTGACCTGACGGCCGGCAACACGACCACCACGCGACCAGGATGGATTGAGTTCTCGCAGACGTTCTCGTTCGACTCGGTGTCGGGCAAACGACGGGCCTGGATACTAGAATAGGGCGATGATGGACGCGCTACTCAGCTCCTTATCGCAGGAGGCAGTCTCATGGTGAGGTCAAGAGAGAGTGAGAACTGGTCGCCGTGAGCGCCTCCTTGCTGCTGTTCCAAGAGGCATCTGGCCCGTCGGGCACAGCCTGGTTGGTGATCCTATCGACGGTGGCGGCGGGCACGGCTGGCGTATTCGCGGCGTTCTTAGCCGCGTCTAAAAAGACGAACGAGACGATCGATGCCGCGCGGGTGTCGGCGGAAAAGCGGCGCGATGATGACGTGTCCGCATGCGAGAAGCGCGAACGCGAGCGTGTCGAGAAGGCAGAGGTGCGCGAAGACTCGGCGCTGGAGCGGCTGTCCCAATCGACGGCGCTTGTCTCTGGTATGGCCGGGGCGATCACGGATTTTGGAGGCGTGCTAAAAGACGCGGTTGCGGAGATTAGGCGCACAGCGGAGCGCTCGGATTCGTCGGTACGCGAGATCGCCGAATTGAAACGCGAAGCAGCGACACTGCGAGAGGTTACGCTCCGCGAGACGTCCGAGCTGAAGCGTGAAATCGTCGACATGCGACGCGATACGGCGGAGATCGCCACCTACATCCGCCTAGCACGCAGTGCCCAGTCGCCGCCGGGAGTATGACTATGGCTGACGAGCAGGAGCGGGACGACGGAGGGATGGGTACAGAGGCCGACGCCCGCGAGTTTGTGGCCCAGTCGACGTTCGTTGATGCGGATCGGGCGAACAACGCCGCCGCATCGTCGCTGTCGAAGTTCGTACGCGACATTATGGATGCGAAACGCATACTCGGCGGGCGGGGTGACCCGTCCAGCGTACTGAGCGCGGCGCGCGATCGGAGCGCCGCGCCATGATCGAACTGTTGAGCCAAGACGTCCCTGACACGATTGCGGGCGCCGGTCTGCTTGTCGCCGGAGTCGCTACGCTCGTCTGGGGCGTCGTCTCACTCCTGTTGGGGTGGAGCACGCGCCAGGCCCCGATCCCGCGCAACTTCCCGTTCTGGCTGGGCATGTTCCTGTTGGTTGCGGATACCGGCATCTACCTGATTCTCGGTTACGGTGTGATCCACGACCCGAGTGGAACGCCGTTGTGGGGCGTACTTTATGCGATCGCTTGCGGAATCGTCGCCATCGCCGCGTTCTTCGCGTGGGCACGGGAGCGCATGCGATGAATGCAATAAATGTGATCGAGTGGGCGGGCCTCGGCATCGCGGTCGGCGGCATAACCTCGATGCTAGCCTCGGCGGCGTTCTGCACGAGACCAGCCCCACGGTGGATGCGCAATTGGATGGTGCTGGCGTGGATCATGGTCGGCGTGCGGCTATTCACGCGCGACAACGTGCCGCTCGACCCGGGTTCATTCTGGGTGCCGCTAATCTGGGTGCACGTCTTTATCTCGATGGGCGTCGTTGCCGCGTACAACGCGTGGTCAGCGCTGGGGCCGCGCCAAGACCGTTGCCACGAGGATGAACACCTAGAACGCGGATAGATCTATGCTGTCTATACTGCGCAGAGATCGGCGCATAGGATGGTGGACGGTGGCGCCTGCGCAACGATGGCTGATAACACTCACGCTCTGCATAGTGCCTATCGTGGGCCTCTGGTGGGTCGCCCAGACGCTACCGAGTCCCGAGATAGCGCCTACGACGGCGCCCGCATCCGTCTCTTCCGAGAACCTCTCCGCCGTGGCGTTTCCGGTCGAACTCGTGACGATGGCGGTGGCGGTATCCACGGCCCTCGCTCCAACGCCAGTCGTGACCCCGGCTCCAACCTACGCACCTGTGCCGACGGTGCCGGTGATCTACTGCGGGATGGGGGCGAGGATTGGGGACGCCTGCGAATGGCCGCAGCCGACACCCGAACTGCCGACCCCGCTCCCCGTCTGCCTAACGCCAATCCCCATGAGCGAGTGCGAGTGGAGGGGGAATAGTATGGGAACGCCGGTTGCCTCGCCAGTCCCTAGGCAACCGAACGGCTAAGAGACGTCTGCTCATCACCATGGGCACGAGAGGTAGACGCGATAGAGCGGGCCAGAGAGCCGGTATCGCGAACTAGAAGGAGAACATCATGGACCGAAATATTGGACGACGAGGACTTTTCGCATTGGCTGGGGTCGCGTTGGCCGAAGTCGCCTTGCATCGCACAAGTGAGACCGCGAGCGCCCGCCGCCGCAAGCGGAAGCCCGGCGTTGTTCCTGGGCGCGCGTTTGAGCCCGTTGTCGAACCCGACGCCGAACCCGTTGTCTATCCCGACCGCCCGGTAGAGGAACCGGTCGTCTACCCTGAATACCCGGTAGACGATCTCTATGTTTATCCCGACCGACCGGTAGAGCCACCTGTTGAGGAGCCGCCCTTCGTCAACCCCGGCCCCGCCTGCCGCACATGCGGCTGCAACCTTCGGGGTGAAGGATGTGACGGGCAGTGTGGCATTGACGGCGTGTGCATCAACTACACCTGTTTCGTTGAGGGCGACTATGCGCCAGCGTGCGTAACCGTCGAGGACTGCCGGCCGGGAACCGTTTGTCGTTGCAATCAGTGCGTTCCGGCACCATGCCGGGGTGACTTCGAATGTCCCGGATCGAATCGACCTGGCTATGAGAGCGGCGGCACGTGTGCCGGCGAGTTGTGCTTCAACTAGGGAGCGAGATGGACCCATTTCTGAAGCAGCTCATCATCATTATTCTCGTCATCATCCTCGTCATCTATCTCCTGAGGTATCTCTAATGAGCGTCACCTGGAAGTAGGGCGGTGAACGTCGCAGTGTTTGATGAGTGGCTCCACGCCCCAGATACGCAGGTCGGGGCGTGGACAAACTGCGAGTGCTCGGCCTGTCGCGAGGTACGGCTCAGCGACAATGAGCACATTGTGTTCAGTGCGTCTGACCTCATACGCGCGTGGGAACAGGGCGTTGCGCTCGGATTGGAACGGCGCCACGTGAGGGAGGAAGCTACGCATGGGTGAGGAGCGGGAATCCCCCCTTGTACAGGCGTGGCTCCTGGCTCCCCAGTGGCTAGCCGCTGATGTGACCATCTACCATGCCACGCTCGAGGAATGTACCGCCGTGTCGAACGATTGCCGCCGCGTCCTTGTTAAGCAAGCCATCCCTGCCGGAACCTCTCCGGGCGGCATCGAGGGAACATCGTATGAAGAGCAGAACGTTTCACCGCTCACGTTTTCAGAAGAATTGGTGGAGCAGTGATTACCGACGTTGAGCGCTGGGACCGGGCGCACCTGTACCGGTTTCGGGCCTATCCGTGGCGAGTCGTTGACGGCGATACGTTTGTTGCGCTCCCGGATGTCGGGTTCGATGGCGCCGCGTTTCCCCATATCCGATTACTGGACTACTCCGCGCCAGAGAAGTACGCCACTGGTGGTCTGGACGCGATGGAACGCATTGACGTCGCCTTACACCTAAATACCGCCGTGAAGTGGCCGTTGCGGATTGAGTCGAAGCTCCGCGAGACCGTCGTTGAAGGCGTCAAGACATTCGCCCGTTATGTCGCAACGGTGTGGGTGGTGCGCCCCGATGGAACTATGGTTGACATCAGAACCATCCTTATCGAATCAGGAGGTCCGGGATGATAGAGCGCCCCCTTGGCATGAGGCCTCCGACAGATGAGCGCCATGTACGGAGATTTAGCCTCACGACAGAAACGATGCCGACGACGGCTACGCCGGTTGTGCTGGGTACCGCGTGGCATCGTGGATTTGATGCGCCACGCAAGATCTCGGGCAATTACTGGATCGGCTCAACCGCCGACCTCGACTCTCCGGTGCGGGGAGGGCATTGTTACTGTCTCAAGCCACCAGCCCTGAGAGACCACGTTGAATGGTGGAAGTACTACGACCAGGGGCACGAGGGCGCCTGCTTCCCTGCCGGAACTCGGGTGCGGAAAGCGGACGGCGCGTACGTTCCTATCGAATCCCTGCGACTCCTTGATTCGGTGCGAACGGCGGAAGGAAACACCGGAACGGTTTTTCAGACGATGGTTCGTTGGCATCAAGAGGGATTGATTCGCATTCGCTTGCGCGGGCACCAGGCGGGGGTGCGGATGACGCCGGAACATCCCGTGTTGACCAAGAGGGGATATGTTTCGGCAGCCGAAGTGGTTATTGGGGACAGTGTTGCCCTGACACGATCACACGACGAAGCATCGTGCAACGTCATTGACACGACGCCGTACGTGCCGCGTCGTAGCCCTTCGCGCAGCATGGTAACTGGAACACGGCACTACCAAAGCGCTCGCGGGGCGGCGGTTAGTGTTCGCTTTACGCCGGTGCCAGAGGCGATTCATTTGTCAGTGTCGATGGGGCGATTGCTTGGTCTTTACCTTGCAGAAGGAGCAGCGTCCGCGCAGAGAGTCGTCTGGACATTCGGAGGCCATGAAAAAGACACACTCGTGGCGGAAACCGTCATGCTTATTCGTGAGGCGCTCGGAGCCGAAGCCCATGTTCAACATCGTCCCAACGGCTCGATTAACGTCAATCTTTACGGGATAGATTGGGTGCGGGTGTTCCACGGTCTTTGCGGAACCGGGTCGGGGCAAAAGTCGGTCCCTGTTCATGTCATGAATGCCTCGGATGATGTGAAAAGGGCAACGCTAGACAGTTGGCTTGCGGGAGATGGGCACCGTCGCCGTACTCAGGTGGCGGGCGTTTCGATTTCCCACGATCTGGCGCTCGGAATGTACGCGATTGCTAACGATCTAGGACTCTTCCCGACGATTTCGCGTTCGGCGCCGAGTATGAATCGACATGCAGCAACACGCCAAGACCGCTGGGAGGTCACGATCCCTGAAGGCGCTGGACACCGACCGGATATTGATGATGCGGCCATGTGGAGGAAGGTGTCCTCGATTGAGCACGAGGAATGGCAGGGCTTTGTCTATAACATCGCTGTCTCGGGAGATAACTCCTACGTATCCGAAGGCTTCGGAGTCCACAACTGTGTCGGGTTCGGCATCTCGCGCATGATGACGCTCCTGAACCGCCGCCGCTACAACGCGCGATGGCTCTACAAGGAAGCGCAACTGATCGACGAATGGGCTGGTGAATCCTACGATGGGACTAGCGTACGCGCCGGTTGCGACGTAGCACGGAATCGTGGCCTCTGGCGCACCGAAGACGAATCTCCACTCATACGACCAGAGGACGGCATCGCCACGAACCGCTGGGCGCGCTCCGTCGAAGAGATCGCCGCGTGTCTTGATCCGGTGAGTGAGGGGAAGCGCGTGCTCGATGCCGGGTATGTGACACTCCTCAATTCCTGGGGATCCGGCTTTCCTCATCTGACGCGCATGAGTCTTGAGGCGCTGAACCACCTCGTCTACGTCGAGGGTGGGGAGGCCACAGTCGTGGTCGATCGCTGAGCGAGGGTTCCATGCTGCAACGCTTGCTCTGCCGCATCTTTGGGCACCGCTTCTCGTCGTACCAACACCCGTACGAAAGAGAGCGCCGGGAAGTGTGCGAGTATTGTGGAAAAAGGAGAAAGGCATGATACGGCTGCTGGCCCTCGCGGCCCTGCTCATCCCGGGCGCGCTAGTTGCCTCCGCGCAGGAGCCGCTTGACCCCGGCGACGGAGAGGCGACAGTGACGGTGAACTGGGGAGAGTACGAGCTCGAGGTGCCGGCGATTGAGCCGCTCTCGGCCTGCGTCATCGAACGCCGCATCACCCTCGACAGCACGACAGATACACTCGTTGTGTTCGTGCGCAACGCGGATGGGGTACGTACAGAGATTGGCACATTCTCCACGAGCGCGACGGCGGCGTTAGAGGATGCGTCGGTCGGCGACTGTCTAGCGCTGGGGTCGGAATGATGGCTGATATGGTATTCGGTTCATGGAAAGCCCCAATCTATCAAGCCGAGATCGAGGCCGAATGATGGGTACGATTCGCAAGAAGCCGTCGAAGGACCCGGGCGCTACACCTGCCCCCATCCCGGTAAAACCCCCGAGGCGCCCCAAGCCCCCAAAGATTGACCCTGTCCCACCGCCTAGACCAGAGCCAGAACCCGAACCATCCACGGCGACACTTGGCGCGCCAACCGGCACGATCGGCGGCCCGCTACAGATCGCCTACGGGCGCGGCGGGCCATGGGCGACGGTCAATGCGTATGATGCCTCCTTCGTGCGCTGGGGAGGCCTCTATGGCGTTCCTGCGGCGATGCTCAAAGCCATCATGGTTATCGAATCGGGTGGGCAGTTGATTCCGAACGGCAACGGATACCCCAACTGGGGACCGATGCAACTCACCTCGCAAGAGTTCGGCGCGGGCTACTGGACGCCATGGGATCAGGTGGCCAAAGACCTCGGCGTCTCGATCAAGAGCGCGGATGGGCAAGTCGCTATCGCCGCCTACGTGCTCGGTGGCAAGAGCGGGAAGACGGGCACGCCAGAGGATATTTTCCTATCATCCTACTATCCGATCGCGGGCGGGCTCGATGTGAAGGGTCCGGACGGGCACACCCAACGGCAGTACCTCTCGGACCTGCACGAGCTAATGCGGCAGATTGATGCGGCGGCAGGCGGAACCGCTCCCACCCCGCCGCCAAAACCAAAACCTCTCACGGTGAAGCAGGTGATCGACATGATTGTGGGTGGGGCATCGTATCCACCGGTTGACTATGGGTGGGGCGCGGATGCGGGGCTCAACTATTACGCCTATGGGGTGGGGCACGGCACCAGTCGAGCGACACAGCACACCGGCTACGATGTCAGCCTACCGCTCGGAACGAAACTCTTTACCCCTATCAGTGGCGTAGTCGATTGTGTCGGGAGTCGCGGCACTCCGCGCTGGGGACAAGGGTGCGGCGCCTATGCCGATACTATTTCCGGCGGGGTGGGGAATATCACCATTTTTGGTGACTCGGGGCACAAGCTTACGCTCGGTCATTGCAACCAAGCGCTGGTGACGCCGGGGCAGCGGGTGACAGCCGGGCAGCCGGTCGTCACGAGTGGGGGCATGAACGGTCCTCATGTGCATATCGAGGTGAGTGTTCTTAGGAATGGTTCCTACTGGCTGCTTGATCCCGGGCCGGCGCTGATCGAGGCTATGGGCGGCTCCGCCCCGACGATCTACGCTGAGCGGCAGCCGTTCGTGCTGAGCGACGATAATCCAGAAGTATGGGTGGAGGTGGTGGCGGAGAGTGTGCCGGTACTGCAATACGCGAATCCCGAGGCGGACCCGGTGCGCGCGCCGCTGAGGAAGGGGGAGAAATTTCAAGCTGGCACGAAGGCGCTCGGCACGGACGGAGTATGGTTTTGGGTGACATCCATTGGGAGTAGAATACCGGAGACAGGAACGAAGGAGGTAGCTTCATGAGTGAGCAGAAGACGGGACAGGAAGTCGTCGCGCAGGCGAGAGACGACTCGTTTCTCAATACCGAGCCGCTCGTGGCGAAGGCCGCCGTAGTCGGGATCGTCACATCGATCTGTATTGCACTGGGCGCGTTCGGGCTTATCTCAGAGGATCAGCGAGATATCATTGTCGATCAGGTCGGCAGCATCACCGTCGCCCTGTTCGTGCTCGCGCCTATCATCATTTCTGCGGTGAACGCGCTCTGGGGACGGCTCTCTGCGTTCTCGCCCCGTTCGGCAGCCAAGATCGCGGTCAGCAATGCCGCGAACACGACGGGCGTTCCAACGCTTTCCCCACCTCCCTGATATCACCTGCGGCGCTAGGCCGCCTCCGTAGCGCCCCGTTTTTCTCCGTCATAGTAAACGCCGGAGCCCCCACTCCGGCGTTTACGCGTATTCCCCTGAATTCCCAGCGATCCGCGCTCCGCTAGAGCATTGCCCCGATGATCGCCAGCACGATGATGAAGAGGATGATGCGAATAATCCATCCCATAAATCCGATACCGACGGCCTCTTGATAGGTGACCTCACGATACTTACGAGCCATGTCTAGTTCCTTCCTCTGGTGATTCTTGACTGCACGGTATTCACATCTACGGGCCAGAACGCCCAGATGGTCAGAAATGCTATCAGTATGACTGAGGCGACGAGGAAGTAGGTATCGTTATTCATCGTAGCTTCCTATCCCGGTTGAGTCGCCTGGCGAGCGATTCGGCGGACTTGAGCGTTTCACAAATGATTTCCGCGCGGTCTGTCCGTTGATCAACGACGACTGGGTGCTCGGTGCCACGGACATTGCGTGTGGCGGCCATATAGGGCTCGTCCTGCGTCGTGGCGTGCGGTGATGGGGAAAGAGCTGTAACGGTCATGGTCTTCATTTGGGAGCCTCTATTCTCGCGATACTATCCCTTGCCGTCTCGCTGGTTTCTTAGATTACGCTCAGCCTCTCCTTTCTCTCGCAAGAGCAACTGCACGAAGTCAAGCTGGTTGACGATTTGCCTCGTGCCTCCTTCGGTGTCCGGCATTGGCCCGGTGTATTCGGCGCTCGATTCGAAGTCCCAGCCGCGCGCCGTTGTGGAAAGCGCGAGACGTGTACGGAGTTGCGCGCCGTTGAAGGTAGTGATTTCCTGGCTCATCATTCTGTCCCTTCTTTAGACGGCGGCGAGGACGCGACCGGAGCCGCTACAGGCGTCGCATTTCCAGCCGCCGGATGGCGAGTAGACGGTTCCACATCCGCAGCACTCTGTGCAGTCCGCGATGGACTCGGGCGTATTGGTCTCTGTGGCGTTCTTCATCTGGTGGAGTTCGAAGCTGAGGCGCACGAGGTGCCGGCAATAGCCGCGATGAGCGAACGCTTGGCATCCACAATGCCGACCGTTGCGAACGCGATACCAAACGTTGGGGTGGGTGGCTGAGCTCACGAGCCAAACGTCCGGGTTGCGCCGATCCTGACGAATCTCATCACCCTTAGCGATGGAATCGTGGAGGAGGCGGTTCCGTGTTTCTCGGGAGAGTGTGTTGACGACATTGGGGATCGTGTTCATTGCCGTTTCCCTTTCGATGTCCGTAGAGCCCAACTGCTCTATGGATGTATCCTAGCATGACATTTCAACATTGTCAATACCCTTCAATGCAAGTGCCACCGGTTGCGGAATCGCGCGCCGCCCAGCTTCCCAGAGCGACACCGCCGCGCTACTTACCCCGATACGCCTCGCGAGTTCCGTCTGATTCCATCCGCGCGCCAAACGAAACTCCCGCAACTCTTCCGGGCTCATTGCTGGTTTTCGTGGCCGGGGGGTAATCACTCTGTCCGTCATGTGCTCCTCCAATCGTGATAAACATTGTTACATGTTGGAGATTCTAGCACCGACAGTGTTCCCGTCAAGAGCGCCTATCACTCGCCACGCAACAGCCTAGGTTACGAGCGAGTTGCCCGAGTTTGAGCGATTGCTCGTAGGCATTGAGCCGTTCCTCTGGCGTCATCGTCTGGATACGTGTCAACAATTCGGCGTCATATTCTAGATTCTGAACATCAGAAAATGGTTTTTCCCGTATCTTCTTTGGTGTACTCTCTGACGTACTCTCTGTAATAGATTGCGCATTCCGCGCATCCTGGCGTGCGCGTTTTGCGCCCTTCACCTTGCCTACCTCGCGCACCCTAGGGTGCGCATTGTGAGCATCCTGGGGAATCTCTAGATGGGTATGCACAGCCGGCCAATTAATACGGTAATACAACTTCGCAGGAACCCCTCGTTTAACCTCCGAAATCACGCCAAGTGATCGTAGAGTTTTTCGCGCTCGCTCCTGTTGTCCACGTGTAAGCGCCGTCTCGTCCTCGATCTGACTGCGTGTTTTGTAAATCCATTCGGGATCGGCGCCCTTGTCAGACCAGTAGGCGATCTGCTGGAAGAACAACGCCTCGTTGATGCCGCCGAGTTTGCGCGCCATCTCAGGATGGAACGCGATAGGTCGGTCACTCAGGAACCGACGAACGAAATCATAGTCCGACATGGAACACCTCCAAACGTGTGAGAACTGGTGTAACGCACTGCCATCATATCCCCTTGACACGCGGATGTCTAGACGCTAAAGTGTACGAGTCAACGTTTCATAGGATCAATTAGATAGATAGGGAGGGGTATGGAGAATCGACTCACGCTCTCGCCGAAGCGACCACGGAAGGGTTCGCTCCGTCGCGATCAACGTCATCACCTGCTCGGCAATGAGCGGCGCTTGGACATTGGCCCCGTGGCGTATGCCGTCGTTGATGACATCGCCCACCGTCTCAATTGGGCGCGAGGCCGTGTCGCGTCCACGATGCTGGCGCTGCTCCTGGATCGTCATGCGTACACCCCGAGCAGCCTGGCGATGGCGCTCCAAGCGTTCGAACGGAACGCGTACGAAGAGGAAGGGGGAACTGATGCATGAGCGGTGGGATATCCGGGTGGCGAATGATCGACATAGGTTCGCGCCGTTGTGGCAACGCTGGCGACAGAAGGCGGCACGCTTCGTTGAGCACTATCCGAGTCTTCACGCGTTGATCGTCGCGCACCTGCCGCGATGGGACTGGCAGAGGTAGAGGGTTTGGGCACGGTACGGCGGGCATGGCATGGCGCGGCGTGGCATGGCGCGGCAAGGTACGGCGCGGCAAGGTACGGCGGGCACGGCGAGGCCTAGTTGGGCACGGCTGGGCAAGGTACGGCGGGTGAGGCGGCGCGCGGATAGGACGGGCGTGGATGGGCAGGGCATGGCGCAGCGAGTCATGGAGAGGTATGGCGGGCATGGACAGGACGGGCGCGGATGGGCTAGGTCTGGTGCGGCGGGCGGGGATTGGTAGGATTGGGCGAGGTTGGGTGAGGCGGGTATGGCGCGGTCAGTCGCGACTGGGTATGGCGTGGCCGGGCGGGCGAGTCTGGGCGAGGTGCGGAATGGTGCGTCCTGGCAAGGCGGGCAGGGATTGGTGAGGCAGGGCTTGGCTCGGTTAGGCGGGCAGGGTTTGGCGAGGCCAGGACCGGCATGATATGGCATAGCCAGGCGGGCAGGGCGTGGTCGGGTCAGGCATGGATCGGTTAGGCGGGAGAGGATAGGCGGGAGAGTTCGGGCACGGTATGGAGAGGCGGGCGAGGCCTGGCGCGGCCGGGGTTGGCACGGCGAGGCACGGACGGGCGGGCACGGCAGGGAGAGGCAAGGCGTAGTTAGGCCGGGCATGGCGGGTAAGGCCATCGTAGGAACACAATGAAGGGGGGTGGTGCCATATCCGGAATCGTCGCAAGGTAAACGGCTCTCAGGCATCTACACAAGGAGAGACAGGACATGGCACCGATTAGAAAGTCTACAGCATTGGACGGATATTCCATTGACGTTATCCGGGTTGATCAGAATGAGATTTCGTATCGCATCATCGGCGACACGCCGCTCATTATGGAACGATTTTCAACCAAAGCGCAGCGTGCGCTCCTCGCGCCCAAGGGCCGGATGACGACTGTAGAGAAGGAGCAAAACGAGAAGCATAATCCGCGCGAGGAGTACACCGAAGCCGCGTATGTCGTACCTGATGGCCCGACGCGCCTGGCGATGCCGTCCACATCATTTAAGGCGGCGCTCCTCGCCGCAGCGCTCCGTACGCCGGGAGCGAAAAAGACCGAGATCGGTGCGATGACCTATATCGTTGGAGAGTGGGCTCCGATATGGGGTATCCCGCGACTCCTCATGTCGGGCGTACGCTCGGCGGACATCGGTAAGACTCCGGACATCCGAACGCGTCCCATCATCACCCCGTGGGCGACGAAACTCACGATCAAATACGTCGTGCCGAATCTCACCCCGAACACGATTTCAAACCTCTTGGCGGGTGCGGGCATCCTCTGTGGCGTGGGCGGGTGGAGGCAGGGCAAGGGTTCGGGAAACTACGGGTTATTCCATCCTATCCAAGAGGAGGATGATGCGGAGTTCGGCGCCATCGTGGCGAGTGGCGGGCGAGAGGTGCAACTCGAAGCGCTACGCGTGCCCGTGGCCTACGACGAGGAAACTGCGGACCTCTTGGCCTGGCACGATGAAGAGATGGAACGACGGCGCTTGAGAGGATCGCCGTCTTCGGTGAAGAAGATCGCGGCGTTGGCGGCGGACTAAAGCGCATAGGGGGTGGCGGTACCGCCACCCCCTATGCCGCAACAAAAGGGGCAACGAATGCTTACCATGCTCAATCCCGAACAGCGGAATGTGTTACAGGCCCTCCACGACGCCGGGCAGTTAACGCCCAGCGCGGTCATCGGCGAGGCGCGGAAGCCCGAAAGTCTCCTACATCCGCTCTTTGACTGGGACGACGCGAGCGCGGCGGAGGCGTACCGACTCGATCAAGCGCGGACTGTTATCCGCTCAGTTCATGTGGTGGTGCGGAGCAAAACCGACATCATCCGTGTGGTGCGCTACGTGCGCGATCCTGATGCTGGCCGGGAGCAGGGGTACGTGACGCTGGAGAGCGTGACGAACGAGACACGGCAACGGCGCGTCATTATCCAGGAGATCAATCGGGCGCTCGGCAACCTACGGCGGGCGTCGGACATTACACGGGCGCTGGGATGGGACAGTCCGGTGGAGAAGTACATTAGCGAGATTATGCTCTGGCGCAACGACCTTGAAGACGGTATCGCCGAGGCAGAAGGGAATGGGCCGATGACAACCACGGCGGCCGATTAGTATGCAGGGGCGCGGCAAGACAAGACTGGGCAAGGTGAGGCTCGGCGGGCGCGGACTGGCGAGGCGAGGCGCGGACTGGCGAGGCGGGCATGGCATGGTCAGGTGGGGTGGAGTTAGGCATGGCACGGCACAGTAAGGCGGGCATGGCGCGGACTGGCGGGGCGGGTAAGGCATGGACTGGATTGGGTCGTGAGGCAAGGCGCGATGGGGCCTGGCTGGGTGAGGCGGGCACAGAGAGGTTAGGCCAGGCAAGGTCCGGCAAGGCAAGTCCTAGTAAGGCGGGTAAGGCATGGCCAGGAAGGGTAGGGCGTGGCGAGGTATGACGGGCATGGCTTGGCTGGGTGTGGACCGGATAGGCCCGGCAGGGTTGGGCGCGGCAGGGCGGGCAAGAGAAGAAAGGAAACGGCATGAGCGACACAACACCATTCGACCCGAGTGCTCACCTGATGAAGGTCAGTGGCAACGACTATCTTGAGGTGAAATGGAGAATCGCCTGGTTTCGCGATAAGCATCCTGATGGTCGCATTGAAACCGAAATGCTGGCAGGAGATGAAACGTTCGCCTTGTTTAAGGCGACGGTCTGGGTTCCCAACGATGGTGGGAGCGCGACGGGGCACGGCAGCGAAACGCCCCGTGACTTCAAAGACCACTACGAGAAAAGCGAGACGAAGGCCATTGGCCGGGCACTGGCGGCGCTGGGGTTCGGAACGCAGTTCTGTCCGGACCATGAATTCGGAGCTGCGACTGGACGCGTTGTCGATGCGCCGGTGGGGCGCTCACAAGAACCAACGCGGCTACCGATTCCCAGGAATCAATCGCAATCGCCGGAGAGTGATCCCCAGGCCGCCACGGAACGCCAGATCAAATACTTGCACGTCGTCGCCCGGGATGCCGGCATGAGTCCATCACAACTCGACGACTACATCACGAAACAGCCGGGGATGAATCCTTCGGCGCTCACGAAGAGTGATGCGTCCAACCTCATTGCCAGACTACAGAACGCGCAGCCGGCGGTGGCTCCATGATCGACGTCTCCATCCTCGAAACCGGCGAACTCGTCGCCAGAGATGACTACGTGCAGTTCACCGCGACCGGAGCCACCTGGCGCGAGGACGCGCCGTATGAGGTCGTGCAGGACACCTACCGCCGTCTCGTAACACTCGGGAATCGTGTGCAGTGGTGGATTGGCGACACGCTGCGCTTTGCCGAGCGGCGCTACGGAGAGACGTACGCGCAGATGCTCAACGAGACGACCTACTCCTACGGCGCGCTAGCCAATATGAAGTGGGTTGCGGGCGCTATTGATGTTCATGCGCGGCGTGATCGTCTGAGCTTCGACCACCATGCCACCGTCGCTGCCCTCCCGCCCGATGAGCAGGAATCTTGGCTCGAACGCGCCGAAGAACAGCAGTTATCACGGAACGCATTGCGTGAGGCTATTCAAGAAGCACAGCGCCCGACCCAGGTGCCGGGACTTCCGGAGGATGTGCACATCACGCTGCGCTTCCACTATGCCGGGCCAGAACTCGTCGAGGTGACCATCCTAGAGCACCCGGATATTGTTATCGTTGGGCACTCCCTACCGCACGCGCTGGAGATGGCAGTATCTACGGTCAAGGCGGTGTTAGAAAATGCACCGCGCCGCGAGTATCTCACGGCATTCGAGAAAGGGTAGACATGACACAACTTGATGTCACGAATCCTATGCCGCCACTGACTGACGCGGAATACGTGCGCCTCCGGGAGAGCATCGCGACGCACGGCGTTCTGTCGCCAGTCCATGTCGGTGAGTATCGCCCGATCATTGACGGCCATCATCGCAAAGCCATCGCCGACGAACTGGGCATCCCCTACCCCACGGTCGCCCACCGTGGCCTTACGCCCCTTGAAGAGGACATCCTTGCTATTGAGCTGAACATCACCGGGCGAGAACTCACCGAGTATCAGCGCGTGAAGTTTGCCGAGACGCTCCTGCCGATGTACCAAGCGCGGGCGAAGACGCGAAAAGCGGCGAATCTACCAAGCGCCGCAGTTGCGGCGCTTGGTAGCAGCGCGGGGCGATCCGATGACCAGGCCGCTGAAACCGCAGGACTCGGGAG